TATCCCGCAAATACTGCATTCACTTATATTGGAGACATTGTGGATGAAGGGTTACTTATGGGCCCCACAGGTCCACAAGGATACACGGGTCCAACGGGTCCAACGGGTCCAACGGGTCCAACGGGTTCAACGGGTCCAACGGGTCCAACGGGGTCAACCGGTCCAACCGGTCCAACCGGCCCAACCGGCCCAACTGGAGGAACGGGTCCAACGGGTTCAACCGGTCCAACTGGTCAAACTGGTGCAACGGGTGAAACCGGTCCAACTGGTCCAACCGGTCCAACCGGACCAACCGGCGCAACAGGTGAAACAGGTCCAACCGGTCCAACTGGTCCTACAGGATGCACCGGTCCAACGGGTCCAACCGGACCAACGGGTCCTACTGGAGGCACAGGTCCAACGGGTCCAACCGGACCAACCGGTCCTACTGGATGCACCGGTCCAACCGGTGGCACCGGTCCAACGGGTCCAACTGGTCCAACTGGTCCAACGGGTCCAACGGGTCCAACCGGTCCAACCGGTCCAACCGGAGGCACGGGTCCAACGGGTCCAACGGGTCCAACCGGAGGCACGGGTCCAACCGGTCCAACGGGTCCAACCGGAGGCACTGGTGGAACTGGTCCCACGGGTCCAACCGGTTGTACTGGTGGTACTGGTGGTACTGGTGGCACTGGTCCAACTGGTCCAACTGGTCCAACTGGTCCAACTGGTCCAACTGGTCCAACGGGTCCAACGGGTCCAACGGGTCCCACTGGTGGTACTGGACCAACTGGTGAAACAGGTCCAACGGGTCCAACTGGTCCCACTGGTGGTACTGGTCCAACCGGCGAAACAGGTCCAACCGGCCCAACTGGGCCCACGGGTCCTACCGGGCCCACGGGTCCTACTGGGCCCACGGGTCCTACTGGGCCTACGGGTCCTACTGGGCCCACCGGCCAAGCTGGTCCAACTGGTGAGAGGGGAGCAACTGGCGAAACTGGGTCAACCGGTCCAGCTGGAAAAGGATTTGTTATTTTCACTACGATTGATAATTCAAATGACCTTACAACAGTAGCTCCACAAGCTTCAAATTTGGGTGAGTTTGTTTTGGTAAGAGGTGGTGAAATATACATATACCTTGGCCCGAACAATGGTAATACCGGTCCATCCAATGCATACAAACATAGTGGAGATGTAACAGATGATGCAAAACTAATTGGGCCAACTGGTTCGGTTGGTCAAAAAGGCCCGACTGGTGAAATGGGTCCAACTGGTAATACTGGTTCCACAGGTCCAACTGGTCCAACGGGTTCAACGGGTGGAACAGGTCCAACGGGTCCAACCGGTGGAACGGGTCCAACCGGTGGTACAGGTCCAACGGGTCCAACGGGTCCAACAGGTCCAACGGGTCCAACCGGAGGAACTGGTCCAACTGGTGAAACTGGTCCCACCGGTCCCACTGGTCCAACTGGCTCAACCGGAGGAACAGGTCCGACCGGCCCAACTGGCCCAACTGGCCCAACTGGCCCAACTGGCCCAACTGGCCCAACCGGCCCAACTGGTCCGACCGGTTCAACTGGTCCAACTGGGTCAACCGGTGGAACGGGTCCTACTGGTGGCACTGGTCCAACTGGTCCAACGGGTCCAACCGGTGGTACGGGTCCAACCGGTGGTACGGGTCCAACCGGTGAAACTGGTCCAACCGGATGCACCGGTCCAACGGGTTCAACAGGTCCGACCGGACCAACTGGTCCAACCGGAGGCACCGGTGGTACAGGTCCAACGGGTCCAACGGGTCCAACGGGTCCAACGGGTCCAACGGGTCCAACCGGATGCACTGGTGGTACAGGTCCAACGGGCCCAACGGGTTCAACGGGTCCAACGGGTCCAACCGGTCCAACCGGTCCAACGGGTCCAACAGGTCCAACGGGTCCAACCGGATGCACTGGTCCACAAGGTCCAACGGGTAAAGATGGGTTCGCCACGAACACGGGTTCAACTGGCCCAACTGGTGCAAGAGGTGATATTGGCTCTACTGGTTCGACTGGACAAGTTGGTCAAATCGGTTCAACTGGTGCAACTGGTCCTGGAATAACTGGTCCTGTTGGAAGACGGTTTAATATGAAAGCATTTTTTGGAACATCCGCGGAATTTTTACAAGAAGATATTACTAAATTACAGTGGCCTCAAGCATATGAGTTTGATAATGTATCATTTGACTTGAATGCATATCCATATAACACATATCCGGTTGGAAGTCTTTACAATATTCAAGTTGGTGATTTTGTGTTAGTAAGAGGCGGTGACTTGTATATGTTTACGGGTAACGCTTTAGGAAGTACCGGCGTTGGACCATACAGTTCATCTCCTAATGCGGATAACGTATTCATTAATACAATAACGAATCAGTCGATAAATTTGACTAGTTCAAGTGACTCGACAATGTTTGAATATGTTGGCGATATTGTAAATGAAGGATTACTTATTGGTCCAACTGGTGCAACCGGTGAAACGGGACCAACGGGACCAACTGGACCAACGGGACCAACGGGACCAACGGGACCAACGGGACCAACGGGACCAACGGGACCAACGGGACCAACAGGACCAACTGGTTCAACGGGACCAACTGGACCAACCGGGCCAACGGGACCAACGGGCCCAACCGGCCCAACCGGTCCAACCGGCCCAACCGGCCCAACCGGCCCAACCGGACCAACCGGTTCAACAGGTCCAACCGGTCCAACCGGCCCAACCGGCCCAACCGGCCCAACCGGACCAACCGGACCAACCGGTCCAACCGGTCCGACCGGTTCGACTGGTCCAACAGGTCCAACCGGTCAAACCGGCGCCACTGGTGAAACTGGTCCAACCGGACCACGAGGATTAAGAGGATTTGATGGGTTACAGGGCATAAAAGGTGAAACTGGTCCAACCGGAAGAGGAATAACTGGCGAACGTGGACCAACTGGGGAAACCGGAGCTACCGGCCCAGCAGGGCAAGGATTCCAAGTTGTTGCATTTTTCAATACATTAGGTGAATTTTTGAATGGGAATGGTACAGATTTGACCAACAGTGCAAATGGTTCAAAGTTGAAAAATCTTGGTGTAAGCAATGATGATATCGGTAAGATGGTACTTATCCGGGGCGGAGACTTGTTCATGTTTGTTAAGTCCGGTGGAAATACGGGTATTAACAATGGATACTTATTCCTTGATGGGTATGGCCTTGATGGTTCAGGTAATCCATTGTATCCCGCAAATACTGCATTCACTTATATTGGAGACATTGTGGATGAAGGGTTGCTTATGGGCCCCACAGGTCCACAAGGATACACGGGTCCAACCGGTGGCACAGGTCCAACGGGTCCAACGGGTCCAACTGGTCCAACGGGTCCAACGGGTCCAACGGGTCCAACGGGTCCAACTGGTTCAACTGGTGGAACGGGTCCAACGGGTCCAACGGGTCCAACGGGTCCAACCGGTTCAACGGGACCAACAGGACCAACGGGTCCAACGGGACCAACGGGACCAACGGGACCAACCGGACCAACTGGTCCAACTGGTCCCACTGGTGGTACTGGACCAACCGGTGAAACCGGTCCAACGGGCTCAACTGGACCAACTGGTCCAACTGGAAGCACCGGTCCAACTGGACCAACTGGACCAACTGGAAGCACCGGTCCAACTGGAAGCACCGGTCCAACTGGAGGAACAGGACCAACCGGACCAACAGGACCAACAGGACCAACAGGACCAACTGGTCCAACTGGACCAACTGGCCCAACGGGACCAACTGGACCAACTGGACCAACTGGACCAACTGGACCAACCGGAGGAACTGGTCCGACCGGTCCAACTGGAGGTACTGGTCCAACCGGTGAAACTGGTCCGACCGGCCCAACGGGACCAACTGGACCAACTGGACCAACCGGACCAACAGGACCAACAGGACCAACAGGACCAACTGGACCAACGGGACCAACGGGACCAACGGGACCAACAGGACCAACAGGACCAACAGGACCAACTGGACCAACGGGACCAACTGGACCAACTGGACCAACTGGACCAACGGGACCAACGGGACCAACGGGACCAACGGGACCAACGGGTCCAACGGGTCCAACGGGTTCAACGGGACCAACGGGACCAACCGGTCCAACGGGACCAACAGGTCCAACTGGATGCACGGGACCAACGGGACCAACGGGACCAACGGGACCAACGGGACCAACGGGACCAACGGGCCCAACGGGACCAACGGGACCAACGGGACCAACGGGACCAACCGGTCCAACGGGACCAACGGGTCCAACGGGTCCAACCGGTCCAACCGGTCCAACCGGTCCCACTGGTCCAACCGGTCCCACTGGTCCAACTGGTCCAACTGGTCCAACGGGTGGAACTGGTCCAACCGGAGAAACGGGTCCAACTGGTCCAACTGGTCCAACTGGTCCAACGGGTCCAACCGGACAACCTGGTCCAACTGGAAGCACCGGTCCAACGGGACGACCCGGTCCAACTGGTCCAACCGGCCAACGTGGTACAACTGGAACTACCGGTCCAGCTGGTACTGGATTCAAAGTGGTTGGATTTTTTGAAACATTGGGTGATTTTCTGAATGGAGATGCAACTGTATTAACTGCTTCAGGTAACAAATTATCCAATTTAGGTCTAGGAGATGATATTGGCAAAATGGTACTTATCCGAGGTGGAGAGTTGTTTATGTTTGTTAAGTCTGGTGGAAATACTGGCATAAACAATGGATACTTGTATCTTGACGGAGGTGGTGTGGATGATTTTAATAATCCATTGTATCCAGCAAATACTGCATTCACATATATTGGAGATATTGTTGATGAAGGTCTACTATTAGGTCCAACCGGTCCACCGGGATATACAGGTCCAACTGGCCCAACTGGTCCAACTGGTTCAACCGGTGCTACTGGAGAAACGGGTCCAACTGGTCCAACGGGTGGAACGGGTCCAACGGGTCCAACGGGTCCAACGGGTCCAACGGGTCCAACGGGTGGTACAGGTCCAACGGGTCCAACGGGTCCAACCGGTCCTACCGGTCCTACCGGTTCTACCGGTGGCACTGGTCCAACGGGTCCAACGGGTCCAACCGGTGGCACTGGTGGAACTGGTCCAACCGGTCCAACCGGTCCAACCGGTCCAACCGGTCCAACGGGTCCAACAGGTCCAACGGGTCCAACGGGTCCAACCGGTCCAACGGGTCCAACGGGTCCAACGGGTCCAACAGGTCCAACGGGTCCAACGGGTCCAACGGGTCCAACGGGTCCAACGGGTCCAACAGGTCCAACGGGTGGAACCGGTCCAACCGGTCCAACCGGTCCAACGGGCGGAACTGGTCCAACTGGTGAAACTGGTGGCACAGGTCCAACCGGCCCAACTGGAAGCACGGGTCCAACTGGTCCAACCGGCCCAACAGGTGGAACAGGTCCAACGGGTCCAACCGGCGGTACGGGTCCAACAGGTCCTACTGGTCCAACCGGTCCTACGGGTCCAACCGGTCCAACTGGTACAACCGGAGGCACGGGTCCAACTGGTCCAACCGGTTCAACTGGTCCAACTGGTGGAACTGGTCCGACTGGTCCAACTGGAAGCACTGGTCCAACTGGTGGCACTGGTCCAACTGGTCCAACTGGTCCAACTGGTCCAACTGGAAGTACCGGTCCAACTGGATGCACTGGTCCAACGGGTCCAACGGGTCCAACGGGTCCAACGGGTCCAACGGGTCCAACCGGTGCAACCGGTCCAACTGGGTTAACTGGTCCAACTGGACCAACCGGAGAGACTGGTGGTACTGGTCCGACCGGTCCAACCGGAAGTACTGGTCCAACTGGTGGCACAGGCGGTACAGGTCCAACCGGACCAACTGGACCAACAGGGCCAACTGGGCCAACCGGGCCAATCGGTCCAACTGGTAAAGACGGTTTGGCTACAAACACAGGTTCAACGGGTCCAACCGGTGCAAGAGGTGACATGGGTTCAACCGGTAGGACTGGACCCAGAGGTGATACCGGTGAGGTTGGTGCAACTGGTCCAGGAATAACGGGTCCAGTTGGAAGGCGATTTAATATGAAAGCATTTTTTGGAACGTCTGCTGAATTTTTACAAGAAGACATTACAAAACTGCAATGGCCACAGGCAAATGAATTTAACAGCGACCTATTTGATTCGACCTCAACACCATATAATACTTATTCAACTGGACCTCTCTATAATATTCAAATTGGTGACTTTGTTTTGGTTAGAGGAGGCGACTTGTATATATTCACTGGTAACGTGTCAGGAAGTACCGGTATTGGCCCTTACAGTTCATCCCCAAATGCAGACAACCGATTTATAGATGTAGTAAATAACCGAATGATTTTAGTTACAAGCTCAACATCAAAGATGTTTGATTATGTTGGAGATATTGTTAATGAAGGACTATTGATTGGTCCAACTGGCTCAACTGGTGAGACCGGTCCAACGGGTCCAACAGGTCCTACTGGTCCAACGGGTCCAACGGGTCCAACGGGTCCAACGGGTCCTACTGGTCCAACGGGTCCTACTGGTCCAACCGGCCCAACGGGTCCAACGGGTCCAACGGGTCCCACTGGTGGTACTGGACCAACCGGTCCAACCGGTCCAACCGGTCCAACCGGTCCCACTGGTGGTACTGGACCAACGGGTCCAACGGGTCCAACGGGTGGTACCGGTCCCACCGGCCCAACCGGCCCAACCGGCCCAACCGGCCCAACCGGCCCAACCGGTCCAACTGGTGGTACAGGTCCAACCGGTCCAACTGGTGGTACAGGTCCAACCGGTCCAACTGGTCCAACTGGTGGAACTGGTCCCACCGGTCCAACGGGCCCAACGGGCCCAACCGGTCCAACCGGTCCAACTGGTCCAACGGGTCCAACGGGTCCAACCGGTGGCACTGGTGGAACTGGTCCAACCGGTCCAACTGGTCCAACTGGTCCAACCGGTCCAACGGGTCCAACAGGTCCAACGGGTCCAACAGGTCCAACGGGTCCAACGGGTCCAACTGGTCCAACTGGTCCAACTGGTCCAACTGGTCCAACCGGTCCAACCGGTCCAACGGGTCAAGCCGGTCCAACTGGTGAAAGAGGTCCAACTGGTGAAACTGGTTCAACCGGTCCAGCTGGAAAAGGATTTGTTATCTTTACAACAATTGATAGCTCAAATGACCTTCCAACGATTTCGCCACAACCTTCCAATCTAGGTGAATTTGTTTTGGTAAGAGGAGGTGAAATATACATATATCTAGGAGAAAACAACGGTAATACCGGTCCATTAAATGCATATAAACACAGTGGAGACGTAACTGATGATGCAAAACTGATTGGACCAACGGGTTCGATTGGTCAACGAGGTTCCACAGGTGAAACGGGCCCAACCGGACCAACCGGACCAACCGGACCAACCGGTGGAACGGGTCCAACGGGTGAAACCGGTCCAACCGGTCCAACCGGTCCAACCGGCCCAACCGGTCCAACCGGTGGAACAGGACCAACGGGACCAACGGGTCCAACGGGACCAACGGGACCAACGGGTCCAACTGGTCCTACTGGAGGAACTGGTCCAACCGGTCCAACTGGTCCAACTGGAAGCACCGGTCCGACTGGATGCACGGGTCCTACTGGTCCAACTGGTCCAACTGGAAGCACCGGTCCGACTGGATGCACGGGTCCTACTGGACCCACCGGTCCTACTGGACCCACCGGTCCTACTGGAGGAACTGGTCCAACTGGTCCAACCGGTTCGACTGGACCAACGGGACCAACGGGACCAACGGGACCAACGGGACCAACGGGACCAACGGGACCAACGGGACCAACGGGACCAACGGGACCAACGGGACCAACGGGACCAACGGGACCAACCGGTCCAACCGGTCCAACTGGAGGCACTGGTCCAACAGGTGAAACTGGTCCAGCGGGTCCAGTGGGTCCACAAGGAGCAAGAGGGCTTCCTGGAAACCAAGGCTCAATTGGTGCAACCGGTTCAACCGGAAGAGGAATAACTGGTCAACGCGGACCAACTGGGGAAACTGGAGCTACCGGCCCAGCCGGGCAAGGATTCCAAGTTGTTGCATTTTTCGATACGTTAGGTGAGTTTTTGAATGGAAATGCAACGTCGCTGACAAATAGTGCAACTAGTTCAAAATTGAGAAATCTTGGTGTAAACACTAATGACATCGGTAAGATGGTACTTATCCGGGGCGGAGACTTGTTCATGTTTGTCAAGTCAGGTGGAAATACCGGTATAAACAATGGATACTTATTCCTTGATGGGTATGGCCTTGATGGTTCAGGTAATCCATTGTATCCCGCAAATACTGCATTCACTTATATTGGAGACATTGTGGATGAAGGGTTACTTATGGGCCCCACAGGCCCACAAGGATACACGGGTCCAACAGGACCAACGGGTCCAACGGGTCCAACGGGTCAAACGGGTGCAACAGGTGAAACTGGTCCAACCGGCCCAACCGGTCCAACGGGTCCAACGGGTCCAACTGGTCCAACGGGTCCAACCGGTCCAACGGGTCCAACTGGTCCAACGGGTCCAACGGGTCCAACCGGAGGCACCGGTCCAACAGGTCCAACTGGTCAAACTGGTGCAACTGGTGAAACCGGTCCAACTGGTCCAACCGGTCCTACTGGATGCACCGGTCCAACTGGTCCAACTGGTCCAACTGGTCCAACCGGTGGCACGGGTGGCACGGGTCCAACCGGACCAACCGGTCCTACTGGATGCACCGGTCCAACTGGTCCAACTGGTCCAACGGGTCCAACCGGATGCACCGGTCCAACGGGTCCAACCGGACCAACGGGTCCTACTGGAGGCACAGGTCCAACGGGTCCAACCGGTCCAACGGGTCCAACGGGTCCAACCGGACCAACGGGTCCAACGGGTCCAACCGGCGGAACGGGTCCAACGGGTCCAACGGGTCCAACGGGTCCAACCGGTGGTACTGGTGGTACTGGTGGCACGGGTCCAACGGGACCAACGGGACCAACGGGACCAACTGGACCAACGGGACCAACGGGTCCAACGGGTCCAACAGGAGGCACGGGTCCAACTGGTGAAACTGGTCCAACCGGCCCAACTGGTCCCACTGGTGGTACTGGTCCAACAGGTCCAACTGGTCCAACTGGTGGCACTGGTGGAACTGGTCCCACAGGTCCAACGGGTCCAACCGGTCCTACCGGTCCTACCGGTTCTACCGGTGGCACTGGTCCAACGGGTCCAACCGGTCCAACCGGTCCTACTGGTGGAACGGGTCCAACCGGTCCAACCGGTCCAACCGGTCCAACCGGTCCAACTGGAGGCACGGGTCCAACCGGTCCAACCGGTCCAACCGGTCCAACCGGAGGCACGGGTCCGACAGGTCCAACGGGTCCAACGGGTCCAACGGGTCAACCCGGTCCAACCGGTGAAAGAGGTCCAACTGGTGAAACTGGTTCAACTGGTCCTGCAGGAAAAGGGTTTGTTATTTTTACAACGATTGATAATTCAAATGACCTTCCAACGATTTCTCCACAACCTTCAAATTTAGGTGAATTTGTTTTGGTAAGAGGGGGTGAAATTTACATATACCTCGGAGCAAACAACGGTAACACCGGCCCATTAAATGCGTACAAACACAGTGGAGATGTAACAGATGATGCAAAACTTATTGGACCAACCGGTTCAGTTGGTCAAAGAGGTTCCACAGGTGAAACCGGCCCAACCGGACCAACGGGTCCAACGGGTCCAACGGGAAGCACGGGTCCAACCGGCCCAACCGGCCCAACCGGACCAACCGGTTCAACCGGCCCAACAGGCCCAACAGGCCCAACCGGCCCAACCGGACCAACCGGTCCAACCGGTCCAACCGGATGCACTGGTCCTACGGGTCCAACTGGAGGCACTGGTGGTACTGGTCCAACCGGTCCAACTGGAGGCACTGGTCCAACGGGTGAAACAGGTCCAACGGGACCAACGGGACCAACGGGACCAACGGGACCAACGGGACCAACGGGACCAACGGGACCAACGGGACCAACGGGACCAACGGGACCAACGGGACCAACGGGACCTACTGGACCCACCGGTCCTACTGGACCCACCGGTCCAACTGGTCCAACTGGTCCAACAGGTCCAACCGGAGGCACTGGTGGTACTGGTCCGACAGGTCCAACCGGAGGCACCGGTCCAACCGGAGGCACCGGTCCAACCGGCCCAACTGGAAGCACTGGTCCAACCGGAGGCACCGGTCCAACTGGCCCAACTGGAAGCACCGGTCCAACCGGCCCAACCGGCCCAACGGGTCCAACTGGTGGTACTGGTCCAACTGGTCCAACTGGTCCAACTGGTGGCACTGGTGGAACTGGTCCCACCGGTCCAACCGGACCAACGGGTCCAACTGGAGGCACGGGTCCAACTGGCCCAACTGGCCCAACTGGAAGTACTGGTCCAACTGGTGGTACAGGAGGCACAGGTCCAACCGGTCCGACTGGAGGCACGGGTCCAACGGGTCCTACTGGAGGCACGGGTCCAACGGGTCCAACCGGCCCAACTGGCTCGACTGGTCCAATTGGTCCAACCGGTAAAGATGGTTTTGCAACAAATACGGGTTCAACCGGTCCAACTGGTGCAAGAGGTGATATTGGCTCTACTGGTTCGACCGGACAAGTTGGTCCAATGGGTTCAATTGGTGCAACTGGTCCAGGAATAACGGGTCCAGTTGGAAGACGGTTTAACTTGAAAGCATTTTTTGGAACATCCGCAGAATTTTTAGAAGAAGATATTACTAAATTACAGTGGCCTCTAGCAAATCAAGTTGATAGTGAGACATTTGACTCCAGTTTAGCTCCATATAACACATACCCTAACCCAGGCCCTCTTTATGGAATTCAAATTGGTGACTTTGTATTAGTTAGAGGAGGAGACCTGTATATGTTTACTGGTAATGTTTCAGGAAGTACTGGAGTCGGACCGTACAGTTCAGACCCAAATGCAGCTAACGTTTTTATTGACATTGATAATCAGTTAGTACCATTGAGTAGTTCAAGCGATTCAAAGATGTTTGAGTATGTTGGTGACATTGTAAATGAAGGATTGCTGATAGGCCCAACCGGTCCAACCGGTGGTACCGGTCCAACTGGAGGTACTGGCCCAACGGGTCCCACTGGTCCCACCGGTCCAACCGGTCCAACCGGTGGAACTGGTCCAACCGGTCCAACCGGTCCAACCGGTCCTACTGGATGTACCGGTCCAACGGGTCCAACCGGTCCAACCGGTCCAACCGGTCCAACCGGTCCAACTGGAGCAACGGGTCCAACGGGTCAAACTGGTGCAACTGGTGAAACCGGTCCAACCGGCCCAACCGGTCCAACTGGAGGCACTGGTCCAACGGGTCCAACTGGAGGCACTGGTCCAACCGGTCCAACCGGTCCAACCGGTCCAACCGGTCCAACCGGAGGCACGGGTCCAACCGGTCCAACGGGTCCAACGGGTCCAACCGGTCCAACCGGTCCAACCGGTCCAACCGGTCCAATCGGTCCCACTGGTCCAACCGGTCCCAAAGGTATAAATGCCACATCTTCAGGTTTAACGTTATTTTTAAGCAACTCAGCTTATCCAAGCAACAATAGCGCGCCCGACTTGAGCGGAAGCTTGATTTATCAGCCTAATGATTTGGTTTCAAGCGTATCATATGCCTTTTCTGGAAACGCTGATAATGCGGAACATTTGGTAGCAAAGTACACTAGCGCGCAAAATGTTGTAGGGTCCACTATCATTAAGCCAGGATTGTGGGATGTTAATGCATATACCACAGTAAATAGCACGAGTGACCAAATTGTCATGTACTCCAAGTTCTATTACATAGATGTTACAAACGGAAACACTCCTGTTCTTATCGTTGATGGAGCATCCAACTACTCCAACGTAGCACAAAGTTTGGGACAGCAGCTGTTAACTGTTTCCAACTATATTCCATTGACAACAATGCCAAGTGCAGCATGTCCCATAATGATAGAAATATATGTTCAGCAACCGACCGGAAGTACCAACAATAAGACATTCACGATTACGATGAATAATAATTCACCATCACATGTGCATACAAGTCTTGATTGGCAGAATGGTCCAACCGGAAGTGATGGAGCTACTGGTCCAACTGGAGGTACGGGCCCAACGGGTCCAACGGGTCCAACGGGTCCAACGGGCCCAACTGGAGGCACAGGTCCAACGGGTCCAACGGGTCCAACCGGTCCAACCGGTCCAATTGGAGGAACAGGTCCTACCGGTCCTACCGGTCCAACGGGCCCAACTGGAAGCACGGGTCCAACGGGTCCAACGGGTCCAATGGGTCCAACGGGTATAACCGGCTCGACAGGTCCAGCCGGAAAAGGATTTGCTATTTTCTCGACGATTGAGACTTCAAATGACCTTCCAACTCTGTCTCCACAGTCTTCAAATTTGGGTGAGTTTGTTTTAGTAAGAGGAGGTGAATTATACATATACCTCGGAGCAAACAACGGTAACACTGGTCCGTCAAATGCATACAAACACAGTGGAGACGTAACAGATGACGCAAAATTAATTGGACCAACGGGTTCAAACGGTACTGTTGGCGGAACCGGTCCGGTTGGTCCAACTGGTGCAGGAACCTTGCTCACTTTCCAGACCGTAAATCGCATCGGAGGAGACGTTTCCTACAACAATGTCAGGATAGTTGAACTTGACGCGGCAACTGGGTATGGTCTTACCGGGGATGCTTCCAACAACTATGTCCGCTTGACCATTGAATCAACATTTAAAACTTGGAAAGTTGCTGGTCAGACAGACTTGGTTGCTTCTGGTTTGGACACAGCCACATTTGTCGAAGGCAGCAACATACGTCTTACTACCGACAACAGCGGCGGCGTTAAATCACTGACGATTGGGGTTACTGGAATGGGTGTATTTGAAAAGGGTAGTTCAAATAGCATTTACTATACTGCGGGTACTGTCGGCTGTGGAACAAGCACTCCAGATGCAAGCTACAATCTGGATGTCAGCAATAATGGTATTAAGACCACCAGTATAAATGTAGTGAGTGACTACAGAATCAAGCAAAATGTGGAACCAATTGATGTTGCAAATGCTCGATTCTCAATCGATTCCATGCAGCCAGTAACTTATTTCAACACCCTGACCTCAAGAAATGAGCACGGATTTATTGCACACGACCTTCAAGACAAGTACCCGGAGCTGGTTTCGGGAATAAAGGATGCTGCTGAGCTGCAATCCGTGAACTATAATTCGATGGTGGCAATGCTTGTCAGTGAAACGCAGCTTCTGAAACAACAAGTCAAGGCGCTTCAAAATGAAATTCAAACACTCAAGCGGTAAGTACGTAAACGATGAATCGATGTAAGTAAGGTAAGTAAGGTAAGTAAGGTAAGTGAAAGTAAAAATGTACATGTAAGTGTAAGAATGCAGCACGTAAGTGAGTGAAATAATAAAATAAAGTGGTGTAACTAAATTATTTTAAAACCTGGTTCACGGTTTTAAAATAAAGTTAATTTATATACATATACATACATAACATACAAAACATACAAAACATGAACGCTATTATCGCATTTTTGAACTTTTTCAAAGGGGTCATATCCAAATTATTGCATGAGTTAAGTAAATTGAAAAACAGCGTAACAGAAGATACAAAGGCACTATTTGTTGTCGTTGCATTCATTGGATTCATTGCATTTTCAAACTATAAAGAAAAACATATTAGTGAATCAAACTGAATTAATTTGTTAATTTGTATGCCTAATAGTATTTAAACAGTTTCTATTTTAAAACGTATACTTCTGAATTCTTAAAAATTGAAGTTGACTTCTTTAACCAGAAACCCGAACCTTTGAAAATGTCAGAAACAACGCTGAAGCTACTAGACAGTCTAGACACACACATGTCAAACTATTATATATATGAAGGATACACTGCACAAGATAGAACTCAATCTGAATTTTTTTCAAACCTGGTAAGACCCTATGAGGCTAAACGCATTCTTGAAATTGGATTCAACTCAGGCCACAGCTGTGTTACACTGATGTCATCGGGCACACCTGACTGTACAATGGTTAGCTTTGACCTTGGTGAGCACTACTATGTAGACAACGCAAAACTGTTTGTAGACGCGACATTTCCAAACCGGCACACACTTATAAAGGGCAACAGTCTTGAAATGATTCCAAAATATGCGGAAGACCATCCAAACGAAACCTTTGACGTGATATTCATTGACGGCGGACATTACACGGACGTTCCATTGCAAGACCTTATCAACTGCATGGAGTTAGCTCATAAAAATACACTTGTAATTATGGATGACATTGTACTCGTGAATAAAAAGGCGATTAAGAATTGGAATCATTCGCCAAATTACGGTTGGACGCTACTGTGCGACTGCAATTATCTTGTTGATACGGGCGCCAAAGAATTTATGGACGTAAGACCGAATGACGGTCGCGGACTTGCGTGGGGAAAGTACAACGTGGATAGGTTAAAATCCGAACCTAAACATAAACGATACAAGCCACTTTTTAAAAATCAAAACCGAACTACCCTCTTGAATACACTAACCCATTTTTACAGTAGTCGGGATAGTTTAAAGCTAGCTGCATCTTCCGAAACGTACTTGGATTACTTTGAAAACCACGAAGAAAAAGAAACTCAACTTGCCTTGTTTTACAAGGGGTTTGCACTGGCTTATTCTGAACGTGAAGAAGCCATTCGATGTTATGAAACATTGTTGCAAATTCCGAATGCGGCAGATGATTTGAAGTTTTTTACAAATTGTAACTTGCCTAATTTGTACACGGCATCACCTCATGAACAAGCACGCATTCCAAAAGTAATTCACTTACTGTATTTCGGCGAAACAGAGTTTCACAACTTTCATGACAGGTGCGTGCGGTCCATGCTGTTTCACATGTTGGACTACAAGGTTGTAATTTATAACAACACGGAACCGGTTGGAAACCCGTACTGGGATAAGCTGAAAACGCATCCGCGCGTCCGGATTGAACACATTGACGTTCCCACCCACTTTGACGGGTTTGAACTGGCGCATTTTCAATATAAGGCCGATGTGGTTCGTATGGAAATATTATACAAATACGGTGGTGTTTACCTGGACTTGGACATGCTGATTGTAAAAAACTTTGACGAAGTGTTCAACACCAACAAAAGCTTGTATCTTTCAAAGGAAGGGGACGGTCCAGGACTTATTAACGCGTTTATTGCTGCTAAACCGCAAAACGAGTTTATCAAAATATGGCTGGATAATTTCAAAACCGGGCTGCGCATGGGTGTATGGGCGTACCACATTCGAGAGACCAATCGGTTGCTGCTTGAAAAAAATCCGTATTACGCGTCGAAATTCAGAATTGAAATTTTAAAGTGCGACAATTTTTTTCCTATTTCATGGACAGAACGTGACGTCTTTGATGGGTCCCGTAAATTTGAATTCAAAGACACCAATTACGGCGTGCACCTCTTTGAAACCATACTCTTTGATGTTGTCAAGAAAAACGACTTTTTTAATTACATTCCTGACGCAGACGTGTGCATTGACAAGCAATACGAGCACGCGTGTCTCACAGAAGAAATGCTAAAGTTTTCGTATCCTGTTTCTGAGTTAATGCGCGTTGTGAATGAAGTGGTGGTCATTACAACCGAGGAGCGCACTGACCGTCATGCTGAAATTAGTAAAGAGCTGCTTTCAAAAGGTCTAGCCTTCACCTTTCTGCAAAACAAATTGAACCCGGTTCCAGTAATTGGCTGTTTGGAAGCACACATTAGCGCGATTCACCATGCGAAAGAACGCAATTATGATGCCATTATGATTCTTGAAGATGATGTGGTCATTCAAGACAGTTTTTGTAACTTTTCCAGGAAAAAACTGCCTGCTGAATGGGACATGCTCTACTTTGGAGGCATTTTAACCCACACCATTGAAGGTCAAGTCGGGGACTGGATTCGAGGCATGATATGGTGCAACCACGCTTACATTGTTAAAAGGTCAATGTATGATGAAATTTTGAATTATTATTATAGTGACTATTTACGACAAGGCAAGGCGCCGGTAGCAATTGAAGTAAAACCCGAAGGTACAAATGTATATAAACCGGAATTAAGAAAAACACTGGCAATTGACGACATGTATTCTGGACACTTTAACAAAATTAAAAAGTGTTGGCTGTCGGTGGACCAGTACTTCATTCAACGCGAAGACTTTAGCAATATTGATAACCGAGTGAAATGGGCCAATAACTTTAACTGGAACACGTTTTCGTTGAAATACATTTAGCATTTAGCAAAATCTATAAAAACTATAAAATAAATAATAAGTTAAATACTATATATTATTGGATACAACATACTATATAAAAAACAATACAATAAATGTTAAACGATTTGAAACAAGCATTCTCTAGTATGGTTGGTGGCGCCGCATCATCTATCTCTTCTGCAGGAGCGGGTGCAGGGGCAGCATCATCTGATTCTGGTAACAGTAAATTTATCATGTACGCTGTAGTCGCAATTCTTTTTCTAGGGGTTTCGTATTGGGCGTACACCACGTATGTCGGACCCTTGTTTTCGGATTTTAATTTGAACGTGAAACAAGGTTCTTCAAAAACCAAAAATGAAGATGGTGCAGAGACACAAGACTTAAGCAAGATGCCTACTGCTGAAATTTACTTGTTCAAAGCCGACTGGTGTCCGCACTGCAAACGCGCCATTCCCATTTTCAACAACGTAAAGAGCAAGTACCATGACACGTCGGTGAACGGGCACCGGGTTATTTTTAGGGTGGTCGATTGCGATGCCGAGCCCGCTCTTGCAGAGAAGTTCAATATTGAAGGTTATCCCACGATTAAAATGGTCAAAGATGGTGAAGTTATCGAATTTGATGCAAAACCCGAAGAAGATGCTATTATTCAGTTTATGAACAGTGTGATTTGATTTAATTTTTAAATTTTTAATGAAACTAGTCAATGCAATGGATGAATGAATTAAAAAAATTAAAAATTAAAATTGAAGGTTGTTTAACAACCAAATCGATATAAAAATATAAGGCTATTATAATAGTAAGCACAGTAAGCAATGGCAGCAGCAATGACAAAGCATTCGATTGTGGATTTTTCAGAGTCAGAGTCAAATTGTTACTCGGATTGTATGGCAACCCGGAAAATAACCATACCGTACAACGAAGTTACAAAACATGCAGGAACTGGAAAAGTAATTGAAATGATTCGAAAGCATATTTCTAGCCAGATTGAGAACAAGTGCACAGTTGAGGGATTTGTCCACCCTAACACGTGCAAAGTGCTGTCGCATTCTAGCGGGATGCTTCAGGGTCAGAATGTGGTGTTTGACGTTGCTTACAAATGTTCTGTGTTTCTACCGTGCGAAGGAGCAGTACTAGTGTGTCGTGTCAAATCAATCACTGGTGCGGGCATTCTTGCCGGAATTAACCATGCGTCTGTTGTAAACCCGGTTGTTGTTTACGTGTTACGTGAACATCATTCTTCAGAATTGTCCAGCAGTTATTTTAACTCGGTAAAACCCGATTCAGTGATACGTGTACGCGTGGTTGGTCGCCGGTTTGAACTGAACGATACACACGTTTCCGTAATTGGTGAACTGTTGCACGCAGACGGTGTCAACGAATACATGGATACACGTAGGCCGATATTTGAAACGGGTAAACCAAAACAACAAAAAGAACAAAAAGAACAAAAGGAACAAAAGGAACACCCGATACAAAAAAAAAGTGACCAACCCGCATCTGGTAAAGTTCCTGGAAAAACTAGTGGCAAAGAATTTTATTTTGAACATCAAGATGACATCGCATCGTGTGGGCGACATGCGCTCAATCACTTGGTCCAACGCAAAGCGTTCACGTTTTCAACAGATGCTGAAGGAGACCTTGATTTGATTATTCCACCGCAGGAACCAATCAATTTGCAACAGCTGTGTTTGACGATGCGCAATACAGTGAAGCATATTCCAGGAATTGAGGACGAGTTTGTGTGTTTGGATTACGAAAACCACAGTCTTCCGTTGCTTATGGCCGGACTTTCACTTGTAAACCATGAAATGGATGATAACCCGTCGTCAGATAAAGATGTTGTGGCAGGTATGATTTTATCGTTATCCTCCGGCGCCGCTTCTGAGTGGAAGATGTTAGTGAACGAGAACGGTTCGCCACGCGGAGGCCACTGGACAGCGGTACTAAAGAATCGTGATGACCCTAAAGTGTACTACTTCAACTCGTTGCTTCAACGAGTGGAAACGTATAATTCTGTGGATGAATTTGTTCGCAAGTATATTCAAAGAGCATCTGCTCGGACACAGTTTGCATTTGTTCGACCTGTTTCTCGTTACAAAAATCCATTACTTCGATATGCGAGTCTTGAATAAATTGCATGGTGGATAAAAATAAAAATAAAAGTAAAAATAAAAAATAAACGAGAATACTAAAAGTAAAAGTGAAGATAATGCCGAAACCGAAAAGTAAAAAGCGGCGTTTGTCCAATATATACGTGTGCGGGAAAAAATCCAAAGGGCATATTCTTCCAGTTACAGAATTATTGATTTCGTCAGCAGTTACCTTTGAAGTAACTCCGCAAAGCATTCCTTTTTTAACCGAGGCATTCAGTTACGCGCGAGGCGCTTGGTTTAAATTTTTAGTTATCGAGAATGATGTCACAAGTTGCAACACCGATAATAATGGAAATAATGAAAGGTACCGAATGTTTGTGTGTAATGGGGCCGCCATAAATCGGCATTCGGTCATTTACATTCATGCAATTGCGTATATTTTATCGACTCATGGATTCGAAAATGACCCCACTTGTAAATATTACACCTTTTTGAAGGCGTACAATGACATCATTGCATGCAAAGACTCTAAAAGAGGGTATGCCACTTGCAGTGAACAGCTCAAACGCACGCTGAATCGAGAAATTAAAAAAAATTTCGAGTGTATGCGGGTTGTTTCGGCTGGTTCAGGTACAGTATTTGAATCCAGAGACGGCGGACACGCGAATTACGAGATATGTCTGAATACGAAGTCCGGTCATTATAGACCGTCTTTGAAAGACGTTGACTTTGCAAAATCGTTGTTGGAAAATATAATTCAAAAAATGGACGTTAGAGGTAGAATCAAAGTGAGTTCGCGATATAAGTCTTCAAAACAAACAATTCGAAACGTATTCGGAGATAGAGCCGAATCAAAGGTTGGAATATGCATTCCAAAAAATAAAATATAGGTTAGATTATTTATATACTCAAACAATTTAAGCAAACCCCATGCCATCGAAAAAAAAACGATTCTCACGCTCAAAACGTTATAATCCGACTATCAGAAGAAATAAAAATAAACTAAAAAAAATCCAAACTGGAGGTACCAAATCCAAATCAGATATACTCGTTGAAACTTCATCTGGTCACTGGGTGGATGCATATCCGTATCAAAAGAAGGCGTTTAGAGATTTTATACAAAGATATAAAACGGATTCGACGTTTAGTAATATTGCGGGTAATTTTAATCCTGAAAACAGGTATACCTATGATAAAGAAGGCATTAAATTTACCGTTTTTGGAGAAATGTATATCGTGAGAGATGATGGAAGCCGAATGCGTATTAAAAGCGTTTTACGACCAGAAGGTTCACCAGAACGAGATTACGACGATGAAGAACCAACTGGAATCAATGATAAATATTTTTTCAGCACTTCTGTAGGTGATTATTATTTCAACAATACAATCAATAAAAAAATTGAACATAATAAAGCGGCGCGTAAAAATTTCACAGTTGATGACAGATACGAATTTATTCTTTTACCTGAAGAAGTTCAAATTCAAGGCCTGGCTATAAAAAATATAGGTACAGTTCGTATAGGTAGTACAAATTATCCATTATTTTATAAGTTTATACCAGGGCATGTTTTAGATCAAATCCACTACTATTGAAATTTGAAATACTTTATAACTTTATGTATCGTGGCTTATGCGCAAAGAATTTCCAGTACCATGGCCCATGGTACACGAGTTTCACATTTGAATTTTCGTCAGGTAACATTAGTACCGACCGAACATATTTGGCTTCTTTGTTTTCAATATCCCAGCTATGAAAATGAATTGTAATGCTATAATACGCCTCTCCGCTACCAGCTGCTGTAGTATGTCGTTTCATAATAACGCGAGAAATATCCCCGTACCGTTTGAAACACTCTTTTACAAATGTTTCCGTGACTTCGTATTCATCTTGTGCTCCATAATGCGTTTTGGAAAACGGAATGCATATGCTTGGAAAAGACAATGACTCCTCGACGCGGTCCATCTTTTTCAGTAATTTCAGTGATATTGATACCGCCATTATGAGAACTTGGGCGCTACTGTTTCATCAATTTTTATGAATTTATGAATTTATAATAAATCAATAAGTCAATAAATTTTTATCCATAAAATATTATATAGTATACTATTAAATTTAACCAATTAAGTCATTTGTGAATATGAAGTTGAACGGTATACACTTATTTGGAATTCTGTTTTTGTCCTTACTTCTAGGAAGTGTTTTAGGAAAAATGCTAGGCGGTAGTGGAATGAAAGAAGGGAATACGTCTATGCGTATGAACCAACACACCGGCGGAGAACAAAGCGACGTTTCTGAAGTGCCGTTAGAGCCGCCTTCTGATACTTCTGAAACGCCTGAACCAAAATCAAATGCGGCTGCGGGCGATTCTTCCAGCGAAGATAGTTCCGCCGGTTCCGAACCATTTACATCCCTGTTTGACTCCATTTTACCATCTAATGTAGGCACCCTTGAACCGTTCATGTTTCCTTCTTTGGAAGGCCTAGCAAATAAGTCAGACACTTCAAAAGGAATTACAAAAGACCAAATTCCTCCCGGTCAGGAGCACTTGTACGTATTGAAATCTCAGGTTGTGCCTCCATCGTGTCCTGTGAATCCTGGATTCAACCAAAAAAACTCTGAATATCCTGATGGTGAAGAGGGTGAAGACGGTGATGGTACAGAGGGCGCTTTCGACCAAGATGGGTCCAGTGGGTTGAGTAACGGCCTGGGTGCGGCATTCAACGGTTCGGGTAGCTCTAAAAATAAAAAGTGCCCACCATGCCCCGCATGCGCCAGATGCCCGGAACCGTCATTTGAATGCAAGAAAGTTCCAAATTATTCGGTGAGTGCCAACGGGTCAATGTCCGTGCCACGTCCCGTACTTGCAGACTTTACCCAGTTTGGAATGTAATTTGAATTTCAATTTGAATAAATTGCGTAAAATTATCATGTTTTTAAGCTTTATTATAGTATTACTAACATGTTTATTGAAAGCGCTGCAATTTCAATTGTATATTTTATTTTAAGGTTTATTGAAATGAGATTTGTTTCAGGAGAAACACTTCCACTTAAAGCCATGATTCAAAACGTATTGTCTGTCTATGCTGCAGCAGTTGTTGGATTGTACACTTTAAAACAATTTAACCATAGCGCCATGAAAACCGGCGGGTCGGGTTCTAAATCCGATAATGGTGATTTAGGAACTAGTTCCACCCCTGTTTTTGTTGCAGAACCGACATTTTAACGTTATTTTTTACATTTTTATATTAAACTTTTATACATTAAACTACTTTAGGGTAAATCAAAGACCCGTCCATATCCATGAATTTCAACTATCGAATATGAAAAACACAAAAACACAAAAACACAAAACACAAAACACACAAAAACAACAAAACCAATAAAACCAAAAAAAAAACAAAAAACATTTTTATAAAAAAATGAATTATTCGTTTTTTCTAAAAATTTTTTTCTTTAGACATACTATAAACTACAAACTTCAAACACACACAATCTACTACAATGGGAGGAGGCTTAATGCAACTCGTCGCCTATGGCGCACAAGACGTTTACCTTACTGGTAATCCCCAGATTACTTTCTGGAAGGTTTCTTACAAGAGACACACCAACTTTGCCATGGAGTCTATCGAACAGACTTTCAACGGCCAGGCTGACTTCGGCAGGCGTGTTACCTGCACTATCAGCCGCAACGGTGACTTGGCTTACCGCACTTACCTTCAGGTTACTCTCCCTGAAATTGGCCAGGGTCTCAAGGGCAGCGCTGCCGGCGTGTATGCCCGCTGGCTCGACTTCCCCGGTGAGCAGCTGATTTCTCAGGTTGAGGTTGAAATCGGTGGTCAGCGCATTGACCGCCAGTACGGTGACTGGATGCACATCTGGTGCCAGTTGACCATGTCCACCGAGCAGCAGCGCGGCTACTACAAGATGATTGGCAACACCACTCAGCTGACTTACATCACTGACCCTGCTTTTGCTGACGTTGACGGCCCTTGCGATTCCACCGCTCCTCGCCAGGTTTGCGCTCCTCGTAACGCTCTCCCCGAGACCACCCTCTACATCCCCTTCCAGTTCTGGTTCTGCCGTAACCCCGGTCTGGCCCTCCCCCTCATTGCCCTCCAGTACCACGAGGTCAAGATTAACCTTGACATTCGCCCCATCGACGAGTGCTTGTGGGCAGTTGGCTCCATCACTACTTCCACCGGCAACCAGAAGCTCAACGCCGCTTACAACCAGTCCCTGGTTGCTGCCTCCCTCTACGTCGACTACGTGTTCTTGGACACCGACGAGCGCAGGCGCATGGCCCAGAACCCCCACGAGTACCTCATCGAACAGCTCCAGTTCACTGGTGATGAGTCCGTCGGTTCCTCCTCCAACAAGATTAAGCTCAACTTCAACCACCCCGTTAAGGAGCTCATCTGGGTTGTCCAGCGTGATGCCAACGTTGACTACTGCTCATCCCTCGACGCTTCCAACGTTTTGTTCAAGCTCCTCGGTGCTCAGCCCTTCAACTACACTGACGCTCTTGACGCTCTTCCCAACGCTATCCACGCGTTCGGCGGCCCCAAGTCTGTTTCTAGTGCTACCGGCTTTATCGGTGCAGACGGCCTCTTCGAAAGCGCCGGTGCCGTTGATGTTACTAACCCAGGCGCTGGAAACTTCTGGTCTGGTTACACTGGCAACCTCGGTCTTGGTGCCACCGGTCCCGGCGGTGCCGGTGCTGATGGCGTTGAGTCTGCTGTCTCTGATGCCGGCACCTTCGTGCTTGCCGAGACTGCTCTTGACATGCACTGCTGGGGTGAGAACCCCGTTGTCACTGCCAAGTTGCAGCTTAACGGTCAGGACCGCTTCTCTGAGCGCGAGGGCACCTACTTCGACCTCGTTCAGCCATGGCAGCACCACACCCGCAGCCCAGACACCGGTATCAACCTGTACTCCTTCGCCCTTCGCCCTGAGGAGCACCAGCCTTCTGGCTCTTGCAACTTCTCTCGTATTGACAACGCTACTCTCCAGCTCGTGTTGTCCAATGCCACCGTCGAGGGTACCAGCACTGCCAAGGTCCGCGTGTTTGCCACCAACTACAACGTGCTTCGTATCATGAGCGGTATGGGTGGTTTGGCTTACTCCAACTAAAGTGTTTGCCATTGTTGGGTTTTTGTTTATCAAAAAAAAAATGAAATTAAAAATATTTTAAAATCAAATACGTTTTAAAATGTTTCATCAGTTAAAACTATATGAATACTGAATACACAAATCTTATGCATTATAATGTAATTATAATATAGCTGTGGTCTATCTACTATCTACTAATCTAAACTAATACTAGTTCTTTTTTTACTTTTACTTTTACTTTTGCCATTACTACTATTACTACTCGTAAAATATTTATTACGAATCGTTTGCGCTATTTCGTCGTAATTTCGATTCGCATGTGTTGCATGATAAAAAAGTAAAAATACGATTTCTTGTATAATATTTATATCATATCGTGTTTCACTCTGTATGTAGTTTACATATGGAGCAATCACGGTTAGTTGTTGGATGGTTTGCCCATCGATTGCATCGCGTAATCCACTAAGTGACATTCTATAAGTACTATCAATTGGAATAAAGTTTTTCAAACGAATGCGCTGATAACTTGGGAGAGATAAATTGGTTCTGGTTAAAAAATTAGATGAATACTCGTGTAAATTTATCCTTTGTTTAACGCATTGGAATGGAATACACTGGGTCGCTGAACTATCATCACATCCACAAACAGAGAGAATTAATGGTCTAACATATTCTGCATAACGGCTTGTGCCCAATGGACCGACATTTTGTCCACTAATTTTATGTTGTGCAAAAGATACCCCGTGTAAAAATACTTTATTCCATAGTCCCAATAAATTTGCATACTCGAATTGAAACCACGTATTTCCGTATAAGTCTGGAATAGGACTTTTTCCTATTAGACAATCAAACGACTCATTTTTTTTATCCAGGTCACACCTGCCTTCAACGTCGCAATCGTATAAAATACCATTTCCTAGTCTATATTGGGGTGAGTCGTATACACTATCATGAGATGAATCAGGTATAAGTTTTTTTGTGTTGCAGATTCTTAATTTACTTGAATTTTTTTCATCTTTCACAATATCATCGTAAAAAAACCCTTTATCTTGAATGACAACAAATGCTCCTTTGTATATTTCAGATAAACCATCTCTATCTATATTTGTATATAATATCAACTTTTTAATAAACTCTTTAATTAGCGGGTCTACATCAAGTCTACTTTCTAATTCATATGCATAATTAATTAAAATATCATAGTCGGGATTTATATCCCTAACCCTCTTGTCCGCATCACACAAAGTATCAAAAGTCAAGGGCACCCTTTCTTTATTAAAATAGTTATTATAATTGGTTAGACATGAATGTTTAGTTAAATACGTGCGCGGAATATAATTATATTGGGTTTTGTCGTTGCGGTCCTGCGCATATAGCTGCGTAGTTTTTTCATTACGTCTGCATATAAACCGGTTTTTAATTTGTTGAATCGTTGGTGTTGGATTACCGGTAAAGAAATAACAGTTATTGTCATATTTTTTATTTGCCTCTTTATCTATACGGGCACTCCTTGCCGAAGCTCTTGATTTATATTTCGCCATTGAAGAAGTCACCACTGAAGTCGCCGAACCACCATATCGTAAAGTCTTAACGGTACTATCATGTGAACGCCTTGTATTTTTTTTACCCCGACGAGAGATTTGTTTCCTTCTTTTGTTAATCATATTAAATGTTTAAAGTATTTAGTTTATTTTGTTCTTAGGTAGGTGATAGTTTTTTATAATATAAATATATATTAGTTAATGCGTAATTATATATATATATATATAATTAATATTTGATATTTTTAGATTTTACTTTCTACTTTCTACTTTCTACAGTTTGTTTTTTTTTGCGTTTACTGTACTCAGTATTCAGGCACATGACGTTTGAACAAGCATCCGTGCGGTGTAATTCCAACCAGTTCGCGTATAACGGCGGCGCTTTGAAATTCGCATGTGGCCAGCCATATTTTTACAATACAAAAGTTTTTTTTGGGGGAAATGGTGATTCCATTCACGTGCGGTAATATTGCTTGCGTATTTGATATTGTCTCCCCAACAATGGAATAGGTTAGTTGCTTCCAACTGAAAGGGACATCCGCATTTGCAATTTTGTACGAAAAACAACCACCGTTCCGATTTCGTGCGTCTTCCCAAATGGGTGATATACCAGTACGCATCAAAAAAAGCATGCAGTTTGTAATGAGTTTTGGTGGCAGCATTTCGGTGATTGCAACGGCTTCTTCTACTGTATTAAATTGACAAATTTTCGTATAACTGTTCAAGGTCCAGTCGGTGTCGTGCGGTAAATGCGACCAAAGTGTCCAACTTCCAGAAAGCGAATGAAAGTTACCCACAGGTTCCTCCGTGGTCGTGGTCATATTTGTGTCTCGTTTTTCACTGCGCTTCATTCTGTTCAATTACGACGTGAGTTTCCAAATCCAAACCCAAACCCAAAAAATACTTTTTACTGGTTTATACGATACATAACTATTTTTCTTTTATATTGATTTTTCATAATAAAAATAAAAATAACTAAATAAAAAAAAACAAAATAAATGGTCACAATTTTCAGCTCTTTTATTCAAACATGTCCTCTACAATGTGTTTCAAATGGTCCATGTAACTGTGTTTGAACGCGATTTGTTTACATAAATTGTCGCACACAGATAAGCTTATTTCGAAATTGGTAAGTGACTTTGATATTTTCATTTTGTATTTTAGAAGTGTGTAATTAAGCTGACACAAGTCTTTGGCTGTGAAACATGTGAGTGTTTTATCTTTCAAAATTTCATTAAATACTGATGAAAGGTCTGCATGTATCTTACTTCTAGTGTCATTATCAATACAACTAACTGAAACAATTGAATTTTTTACATCGCACTGCTCAATGTAATCTTCAATAAAAATTCGAGCAAGTTCATTCGGGTTTCGTTTTAGTACCTGCCGGAAAAGTTCAAACGATATGGTTTGTTCATGTATTGTTATATCACTCATGATTCCAAAGTCAAGTACGCCAACTTGAAATTTTGGATTTGTATCTGATGGCGTTGCATTTTCTATAAACAATACATTTCCCGGATGCATGTCGCAATGATAAAATCCATCCAAAAATACAGTTTTGATTAAGCCTTTTGCCAATATGGTACAATATTCATCCTTCACATCATTGGACAATTCTTCCAATTTTTTACCGATAATTCGCTCCATCACAATAACAGTTTCAAATTCATCTGTAAATTCTTTGTAGACCTTCGGAATCTTAATAATTCGGGTGTTTGTTTTTTGAAAATTATTATACATTTTCAATATATTTTCGACTTCGGTGTGAAAGTTTACCTGAGACAACATCATTTTCTTTTGTTCACTCAAAATATCGTTCAAATACAGGTGTTTGAACTTCGGAAATAGGTTCAGTATGGCAATCAAATAACTGAAATCATTGATTGCCCAGTTGATACGTTCAATCATATTTGACCGCAAATATTTTATGACAACCGGTACAGTAGTAGCATTGCATTGTTCGGATTCGTCTACGGCAAGCGTTCCATAAAAAATAAGAGACACTGAACCTGTCTTACTAGGAGTGTAAACATCATTATCATTTTGGATGGTAAGACGGTACCCTTTTTTTCCAGCAAACTCCACTACTCTGTCAATATACTCGCCGCTGAATTCATTGGCTTCATACTGAACCGCGTCGGTATACTGAATAAAAAATGACGCCAAGTCATCATCGTATATTTCGGAACTATATGCAAGCGCTTGAAACATTTTTGTGTAATAAATATTTTTTTTTGACAACCGTGTTGCGATATTTTTTATCATTGTAGTATAAGGGTTGGCATCGAACGAAGTTGTCGAACACGTTAACCAGCGAATAGAATTCTTCGCCTTGTACTTTATATATTCAAATGAAATAACACTTCCAGTATACAAAACAAAGTATGCTCCTGATAGCACGGATGTAAACCGATTCATGCTTTTTAGTTTTTAAATCAATGATATCGCTTTGTATCTAATTATGTATTTATACTTTTTATATTTTAAAAAATAAATAGATAATTATTCTCTGATTTTATCTCATTTATTTATCTGTTATTTTATTTATTTATTTATTTACTTTCAATTAATTTTGATTTTCATTTCATGGCTTCAATAAATGTTTTTGTTCTTGACAACACTTTTTTCATAATAAATCCTAAATTATGTTCGATGTATGAAGGTTGTTCATCGGTCGGAACTGGTAAACTTAGCATGAACTGAACTCGTAGTTTATCAGGTGAAAGCAATGACATGCAAAACACAGATGACGCATCTTTAATTTGTTCAAGCGCGTTGTCATTATTACTACAAAGCGATGTGGGAATTGGTTCGCCTTCAAATACATAATTGGTTCCAGATTTTGTAAAATTTATGTGCAACGACAGGTACTTCTGTTTCATTCCAAAATCTGCTCCCTTCCGTTTGAACAACATTGTCATGTTTGCCTGGCTGACATCATCAGCGTATTCGTCTAGCGTCAATGCTTCAATTGCGTCATTTCGATTGACTTCAAATATTAGTTTGAAAATGTTGAAACTACAAAATCGTTCCATGTTCACCGTTGGACTTGGATTATACATTTCAAAATCAATCAAAAACGTATTTTTTACACACTGAGTTCCAGGCGAATATCGTTTGTATTTCAATATAACTTGGTCCTTTGAACATAAAACTTTATATGCTGGTTCTGAAGCCATGGTTTGATTTGTGTCTTGTATAGTTCGTAGTCTTTACTTGGATATAATTTATTTTACTTTAACTCGTTTTATTTTTTATTTTTTATAATGTTTGCGTACTGTATAAGATGCCTATAATATGAAAATGACTCGTTTCCCAAAAACAAAAATAAAAACAAAAATAAAAACAAAAATAATACAATCAAAGTCGCGTCATACGCAAAAGACACGAAAAACGCGAAAGACGCAAAAAAATTTAAAAACACCAAGTGTTAATATGGAAAAACCCTTTTCAAATGGTTCAACGCGAACGGATGTTAGTGGTGTAATCAAGTTGAAATTGGTCGGTACCCCCCACGAAATTGGTTACGCTCATGGGTACCTTTTGAAAAATGAAATTGCCGAAATGTTGTCCATGTACCAGTTTTATATACCATACAAATACGGCCGACCCATGACTTTTTTTATCAAGTTGGCATGTGACTTTTATTTACCGATTATTAAAAAAAGATATCCAGAGATTTATACGGAGATGAAAGGAATCGCACAAGGTTCCGATGTTCCTGTTCATCATATCGTTTTTCTAAATAGCACACTTAGTTTGGATTACTTGTACCATAACTTGTCATTCGTACTACAAAAATCAAGTGGCGATATCAAAAAGAAGTATCGTAACTTTATGCGTACGCGCGAATCGATAATCCGTCCAACGCCCGTTTCTTCTTCTACTTCTACTTCTACTTCGAGTTCTGAACGATGCACCGCATTCATTGCAACCGGGTCGTATACTACAGACGGAAATATTGTATGTGCTCATAATACGAATGGCGACTATATTGAAACTCAGTATTATAACGTTGTAGCCGAAGTTCATCCCAAAACGGGATATGCATTTACCATGCAAATGGCGCCGGGGTACGTTTTCAGCGGCAGCGACTTTTTCGTCACCAGTGCAGGAATTGTTGGAACAGAAACCACTATCAAGTGGTTCAGTGCGTACGAGCATCGAGACCCCATATACTGTCGCATCCGCCGGTGCATGCAGTACGGTGACACGCTGGATGACTACATCAACATTCTACTAGCCAATAATTCAGGGGACTATGCGTGTGCCTGGTTGTTTGGGAGCATTAAAACAAAAGAAATTATGGCACTCGAGCTGGGGCTAAATTATCACAACATACGACGTACAAAAGACGGCGTTTACATTGGCGTAAATGCTGCATACGACCCGCGCATTCGTAACTTGGAGTGCAGTCAAGAATCTGCTAATGAATATGGCGATATTCGGACATCAAACTGGGCTCGACATGCCAGACTTACCGAGTTGCTGCAATCTCAACGCGGCAAGCTTAACATGGTTACCAGTTCTAAAATTTTATCGGACCACTATGATACGTATTTGAAAAAAACAAACCTGTCTGCGCGCAGTATTTGCAAACACTGCGAACTGGATGATGCGAAAGAGTCGCCAGAATCAAACATGAAACCGTTCATGCCAAACGGAAGCGTAGACGCCGCTGTAGTTGACGCAACAACCGCGTCTCAACTGTCTCTGCTGTTTCGGTTTGGAACTTCGTGCGGAAAAGCGTTTCATAAAAACGAGTTTTTCATGAACCATCCGCAGTGGAGTGAACTTTTTTCATACGTGAAAAATAGACCGTCTCAACCCTGGATTAAAATATAAATATGAAATATTTGAAAAATACTAGATGCAGATGCAGATGATGTAGATGCGATGCACCACTTAAGAAATTAAGAAATTAAGAAATTAAACTTTTATAAAAGTTGTCAATTGACATTGTAGACGATTCAAATTTGTTTTTATAATCGGTTGATTTATCATATTCGGTATGATATTTGATATAATAACCTAAACTATTTGAAAATTTGCCACGGGCCCATCGCGTTGAACCATTTATGTTTCTTATAGAGTACATGACATAAGGAAATTCTTTCACTAGATTCAACACGTGGTTTTGTTCCAAATGAAATTTTATCAACTGCTCTAGGTTCCAATTTTTTTTATTTTTCATTTTACTGTAATATTCATTTGACCTAAAAACCATATTATTGAATATGTTCAAATAGGATTCAATATTATTTTTGGACAAAACAACGTGTCTGTCAGTGTATCCACCATAATGTTCACAATCTGGAATCCATATGTGATTTTCATTCATAAGTTCCATTTTTGGATGAGGTAATTGATACACATAATCACTTCTTGTGATAATGAATCTATCGTACTTATGCATTAAGTCATTGTCGATTAAATTTTTCAATAAGAACCATCTAAAAAATATTAATATGCCAGCAGAACCTGGATGTTCATGATGCGCGTCTTTTATTCCTCCAAGAAATTGGTTTTTCACTTTCAAAAATTCACGCCAATGCAATGGTTTTTTGTATGTGATTATGTCGGGACACATAACTAAATCATCATAACAACATTTGATTCCATATACTTGTTTCTTCCACGCATTGTCATGGAAAAAATTGGTATGAAACACGATTTCATCATTATCATCATTGAAACCATCAAAATTCACAATATCTTCAAACTCTCCATAATATGTGATATTGTTTGTGGATTGTTTTGGATTTTTTAATTTTCCATGTAATCCATTAACATGTTCTAGACGTTCATACTTAGGCATGTCGCATGACATTGTCTTAAACGCATAATCAAATGCATCCCCAAAATCTTCTGGTTCATCATATAGAAATTTGTATTTCGCCAATTGATAAAATGGATTATTGTAATCATAACTGGGTTTAATTCCAATGCACACGCATAAATCAGCATTTAATTCATCTATCACGTTTTTTTTGAAGTTGTCAAAAGTCAAATCGCTTGCTCTCGTTTCGCTTAATATTATCACAAGAGTTTTTGACATTTAATGAACAGTGTTTTATAAATTATAAATTGGTGTAATAAATAAACTTTAATTTATATATAAATATATAAACACGATATATTTATGTTTATGTGTACATAAGTATTAAATTGAACTGTATTATGCCTGAAAAGTTTGGAATTATTATAACCCGTCACATGTCAACAACCGAGTCTGCAATGTACTGGAAGTACTGCATAGACGCGGTTCGTGTCCATTATCCCGACCTTCCAATTGTGGTGATTGATGACAATAGTGCCCCCGAGTTTTTAACGCCAGCACTGAAGAAAGAAGAAGCCATACTTCAAACCAAAAAATGTAGATTCATTTACAGCATTTACAAAAAAAGGGGAGAGCTTTTACCGTACTATTATTATTCCATGTCGAATAATGAGTGGTTTGAGAACGCGCTCATTATACACGACTCGGTTTTTATAACGCGTCCACTTCACAATTTAAATACCGTATTTGAAATTCTGGCCGAACAAGGATTCTTATTTTTGTGGCACTTTGATTCTTACATATACGATGATAAAAATGATGAAATACGGCTAATCTCTCTTTTGAATGGTGGAGAAGACATCTTAAAATCGGTTTACAGCAACCCACGGCACTGGAGCGGATGTTTTGGAGCCATGTCATTTATATCCTTTTCTTTTCTGTCGGATTTGAGTGCAACATATAACCTGCCAATCCTTCTAGGACATATACAAAGTAGAAAAAACCGAATGTCATTTGAGCGGCTCATTGGATGCACAATGATACACGCTTGGTATAAGAAAACGAAACAGCATAAATTTAAATTGGAACCTAATGATTCCGAAATGTCGACAGACATGGATAAAACATTATGCTGTTTTCAAAAAGGGAATTCTTACATGGGAAGCATACATACGTACTGTCCGTGGGGAATACAGTTTAAACACGTTGTTAATGAACTTAACCATGCATGTTACAATCCAAAGGAATACCTTTCGAGTGAAACAAATATGCCAATTGTCAAAGTGTGGTCAGGCCGATAGAAATGCAGACATACATGCGACATGCATCAACACTCGCACGTTGGATGAGTACAGTAGTATTTTTGAGCCGGCAAAAAGCCATTAAACCCGCTAGTGGAAGCACTTATAGTATACGCGCCCATATCTTCGCTATAAACCCAGTCACCTGGGTTGAGTTCGGGCAACATACAGTTGGTATCAATTGTATCCATGCTGTCACACGTAGGACCAAAGACGGTTGATTTGAATACGGCTAATTTGTTGGTATCGTGTTCATTATCACCAGCCGCATCCTTTTCCGCTTTGATTTTTGGAAGAACATGGTCATAGTGAATACAGTTATATGAACTATATACTCCGTCGTTAATGTAGTATTTAAACTTGGGACCAGGGGATGATTCATTCGTTTCCTTTTTTCCAATTACATTGGATACGAGGGTGTGGCTGGATGCAACCATGTATCGTCCAGGTTCTGCAATAATTTGTAAGTCTGGATATTTATCCGAGTGAAAGTATTCATTGATTGCAGCATTCACCGTGGTTGAAATGTCTTCAAATGTTATCGCGGTTTGAATACCCGGAAATCCGCCTCCAATATCTAGTATCGTAAATAAAAATCCATGCTTCTCCGCGAGTTGAAAAACCGAAGAAGCCGTTTGTATTGCATCTGCATAACTCTCTACTTCAAAACAATTGCTTCCAACATGAAAACTCACTCCTACCAAGTTGAGCGAAAACGCTTCTGCTGTATTGAATACCGGCAGGAGGTCACCTTCACTCGTACCAGAACCGAATTTGCTACTAAATTTGCACAAACTTTTACTGTCGTCGATTTTGATTCTAAGTAGTAGTTTGGCGGAGGGATAATGAAGCTTTATTTTGTAAAGTTCGTTTACGTCATCAAATGTCATAAGGTCTACACCAGAACTTCGGGCATATTTTATATGAGTGGCTGATTTTACGGGGTTTGCAAAAATAATTTTATTCGGACTTGTCCCAAGTTCAAGAACTTGACTAATTTCATTTTTGCTTGCGCAGTCAAAACAGCATCCCAGATTCAAAAGAGTATACATAATCAACGGGTCGGGATTACACTTTACAGCGTAGTACGGAATAACCCGTGGCAAATGTTTTTTCCAACGATAATACTGCTCAACTACTTTGGTAAGATTTATTACGTAAAACGACTGGTCACTAGTTTGATGTTTATTTTTCAAAAAAAAACGTACCAATTCTATTGACTCGATATTGTGTTTGTTAAAACACTGAATTTCATCCTGACCATTATTTGACATTTTGTATATGTATATCTTATTTATTTCTATTTATTTCTATTTATTTTTATTTATTTTCTTTTTCATTTTATGATAATACTTCCAAGTCTTGTAAGTACCAGTACTCCACACCACCTCCGGGTAGCGGTCGGCGGATAATAAACGGTAGCTTTTTTTCTTCCAGCTCTTTCAGTGCAATTGGATATCCGTCAATTATTTTATCAGGTGTGATGTTTATTTTTGAAGAAATGAAAGGTTCTGCACCATTGTTCAGTTGTTTTGTACGTATTCCCAATACTCTGGTTTTTTCATATTTGGTAAGAATGGGTACCGTTCTATGCAATGGGTCAACAATGGTACCTAACTTATTACGAACCACTTTGGCCAGCGCGTGTATTTCGTCTTCAGTATGAGTGCTTGTCTCCGGATGTGTTTCTGTAATATAATTTCTACGGAAATCCTGATTTATTTTACGATAACGTGACTCTTCTGCATCATCATCATCATCTTCTGCGTCTCCTAGAGTTTCATCATTTACATCGTCACTGGAATCGATATCGTGGTCCTCATCCTCATCATTGTCACTGCCACCACTTTCATCGCTGTTGTTGCCGTTGTTGCCATTCTCTTTATCATCATCATCGTCATCATCATTATTTTCATCATTATCATCTTCAACACCATCTTTAATACTTTCGTCATCACTGGTATCAGAGTCTGTATTGTTTTCGGTTTCGTTGACTTCGTCGTCGTCTATCGCATCATTATCAGATGTTTCACTGTTGCTGTCGGCATCGATGGTATCATCCTCTTCGTCATCATCCACGTCATCGCGTTTGGGATGCAGCTTCAAGGGTGCATCATCATCATTTATACTCGCGTAGTCAATTTTAACGTTCATGTGATGCGTACTATGTCTTTGTATATTTATCTATTTATCTTTCTTTATACTTTATACTTTTTTTACTCAATTTTAATTTTTAAATAAAAAATTTAAAAATTTAAAAATATCTTATAAATTTTCAATTGCGGTTTTCTTTCCATGACAGTCTCGGCAAAGCGCAACTAAGTTATCGATATGGTTTGTGCCGCCGTGTTCCAGTCGCATGATATGGTCAACCTCGTACCAAGCAGGGAGTTGACGATTGCAGTGTCCGCATTTCCATCCTTGTTGCGCAGCCACAAATTTTTTTTTAGTTTCACTCACACACCGTTTTGTTGATGTTTTTCCTGATGTCAATACTTTATTTTGTTTTTGATTGAGTCCTCCACCAAATTTTGCAGGTAAACTTGGATTTGGATTTGGGTTTGCATTTTGAAATAGTGTCGTTTTATTTGTAAAATCCAAAAATGGGCTCAAAACATCGGCCGTGTCTTTGCTTACCGGCATGTATTTTATAATGTCGTTTGCGTGCATAAACATGGTACGCGATTGGTCAGGGTTTTTTTTTGAAAATAAGTAAATTGACAATCCGACAAACGCAAATGTGGCCATTTTAATATACTTCTGAGATGATTGCAAACTTTTAAGAAATTTACCGTCGTAATATGTGTTTGCAATCAAAAAAGCGGTGATGATAAATATAATGTATTCTGTTTTCATTTCTTTATTGTGTCCTACTATAATTGTATTTTATTATTTATTGTGTAAAACATATGCGCCATACAATCCAACAACTAAAATGGAAAAATAAATAAACTTTTGCCGGTATTTCAATTCATCCATAATTGCTATCTTCTTGGGTACGTAATGCAAGTAATACGCATTAAGCGCTTCCGTCATGGTAAACTCATCTTTATGAATCGAGGCGTTTACTTTGTTGTGTATGAAAACAACCCATTTTAAGAATGATTCTCGTGTGTCTAAATACGGCGTTACTGGATATTTGTCGAGCAACACACTGAACCGATTTCCAATTGCGTAGTCTGGTAAAAAAAGGGGCAAATTTTGTATGAAGTCATAATACTTTTTACGTGTAACACCGTTTGCATGTTCCGGATATTTTACTGCCATGGTCATAAGCACAAACCAAAAATGCGGCCCCCATACTTCAGCATCCAGAGTTTTGGGAATTTCCATATGTCGTCACTTCTTTGTTCCTTTATTATTACATTTATAAATTGGAGGAATAAACGTAAATAACTAAATAAACAGGACTTGTGTGTATACAAAAACCATATAAGATAAGATAAGATAACAAGGGTAACATTAACGCAGGATGAATCGCACCGCCGTCGAGCAAGTTGACAAATTTGAAGAGTCTCATCATTCACACAGTTATCACTTTTTTTGTAACAACTGTGGGAAATACGGAAATCATTCTTATAACAACTGTAAGTTTCCGGTGACAAGTATTGGACTCATTGCGGTTCGTCGTTCTTGTTATTCGGACGCGCAATCTGAAACCAACTACAACTATGAGTTTTTAATGATACGTCGGAAGGATACACTTGGATTTGTGGATTTTATTCGAGGGAAGTACACGTTTTCAAATTATATTCATGTTAAAAATATTATAGATGAAATGACGCTGAACGAGAAGAATCGTCTTTTGAATTGTGACTTTAAACAGCTCTGGACAGAAATGTGGGGCAGCTATACAAACTATCAGTTTACGAGTGAAGAAATGCAATCGAGAGATAAGTTTAATAAACTTAAGTCGGGTGTATTTTTTAAAGGTTTGACCACGTGTGTCACACTTCGCGAGTTAATAGAACGGTCTCCAACCCGATGGAAAAATGCAGAATGGGGGTTCCCAAAAGGGCGTCGAAACAATCAAGAATACGACATCGACTGTGCGTTACGTGAAAACTTGGAAGAAACCGGATACCCAATTAAAAAAAATGACATTTTATCAAATATTGCTCCATTTGAAGAGGTGTTTATTGGGTCAAATTTAAAAAGTTATAAACACAAATACTTTGTGTCGTTTATAAGCAACGACTTGCAGCCGATTACATCATTCGAGAAATCTGAAGTCAGTAAGTTGAAATGGTTATCATTCGAACAATGCGTTAAAAAAATTCGACCATACAATACAGAAAAAATAAAAATGTTGAACCGAATATACACTTTATTAACAACCGCCTGTGTGGTGAAACACAAAACTTGACTTAAATAATATTTTAGTATTATATATTAAGTATTTTTCTTGTTTTTGATATACGTTTTGAAGAAAATGGAATATCCAGCATCCATTCTAGAGTTAGAATTAGAACAAGGATTAGAACCAAGACTTGAACCAGAACCAGTTGTAAAGCGAAGAGGGCGACAGAAAGGTTATCAAGTAACGCAAGCGACAAAAGACAAGATTGCGGCTACAAGAAAAAATAGAAAAACTTTAAGTATTACCATGGGCAACATGGTGCCACAAGAAGAAGAAGGTGCAAAAAACCGCCAAAAAAGATGTCCAAATGGAACGCGCAGAAATAAACGCACCGGTGACTGTGAAGCCATTCCCCAACATCCAGATGTACCGTTACCGGCACAATTACCGGGACCGTTACCTTTAAACCGCAAACGGTGTCCAAAAGGCACTCGTAAAAACAAACGCACTGGTGAATGCGAAAAAATAAATATCAACCAGAAACGGTGTCCAAAAGGTACGCGTAAAAATAAATTCACCGGTTTTTGTGAGCCAGTTAATGTTAATATTCAACCTGAACCAGAACTTGATGAAAATGAAGTTGCTAACATCCAGCCAGATGGTTCATTTGGTTCATTTCAAGAAGCATCGCTGCCGTCTGAGATTCCGTCACCTCTTCAAAACCAAGAATCATCCACTCCTCAACCTGAACCGGTGGAACCTGAATCTGAACCGGTGGAACCTCAACCGGAACTAGGGGAACCTCAACCGGATGCTTCTAGCGAAAAACCATCTACGCCCGAATCATATAAACAACCCGCAAAACCAGAAGATGAAGATGCGGTACAACTTTACCCGGAACCAGGAAACCCAAATTTTAATGAAATCATCGCAAATAAACGAGAGTTTCATGAAGTGCGTCATGACAAAATGGACGAGTTTACGGTGGAAGAGTACGCAAATCGCATATGTTCTGAAACGGAAACTAGCGTGTTTGAACTTGCGCCGCATCAATTGTTTGCCAGAAACTTTCTTTCCGCACTCACACCGTACAAGAGCCTTTTGTTATACCATGGACTAGGTACCGGAAAAACGTGCTCAGCAATATGTGTTGCCGAAGAAATGAGAGATTACATGAAAGAAATGGGAGTTAACAAGCGCATTTACGTGATTGCAGCTCCTACCATTCGGTTGAATTTTAAACAACAGTTGTATAATGAGTCCAAGCTCGTTTTGAATCGAACTACTGGGGAGTGGACAATGAATACGTGTGTAGGTAAAAAACTTTTAAAGGAACTTCGAATCAAGCCGGTTTCTGCTGATATAACCGACGTTCAAGAAGCACGGATTAAGGCCTCTATATTGGCTCGTATTAAGTCGCTCATCCAGAGGACGTATTCTTTCATTGGATACGAAAAACTTCGACTGGTAATTGAAGAGACCCTTTTTGGAAAAGGCAAGCTTCGAAATCCAGAAAACGATATTTTAAATTTGACCGACGTGCAAAAACAACGCATTCAATCCCGGTTCGATGATACGCTTATTATTATTGACGAGGTTCATAATTTACGAACCACTGGTGAAAATGAAAGCGATGATGCCAAAATGACAGGGAAACTTTTGACAGTTGTAGCTCGACATACGCGCAACATGCGGATGCTCTTGTTAACCGCGACTCCGATGTATAACAGCCCAAAGGAAATTTTATGGCTCATCAACTTGATGCGCATTAATGACAACCGACCCGAGGTGGCGTATAATAAAGTATTCGTCGGGTCGGGTACGGATGAAACTATCCGAACCGCAACTGACGAGGATGCTTCCAGGTCGGCATATTCAAGCGGGAAAGAAGTACTTAAAAATGCATCTTATGGATACATTTCTTACGTAAAAGGAGAGAACCCATTCACGTTTCCGTATCGCATCTACCCAAAAGACCATTCGCCAGAGTGTTCCTTTTTTTCAGAAGGTGGAAACGCGGTTCCATTTCCAACCGTAAATTTTGACAATGTTCCATATCCGGCTTCAGACATCGCGAAAGAAACTCGATTTTTAGACATTTACCTTACTCCAATCGGCAAAGAACAACAACGTGTTTATGATTCCTGCATACAGCGTTTAAAGTCATCCCGAGGTCAACCCGATGAGCCGGCTGAGGCGGGAGAAGTTGACGCTGACTCTGATTCGGATGCTAATAATTCTGATTCTGACTCTGAGAATGAAGATTCAAACACGGATTCACATTCTGAAACGCCCAAAGAAGAACCTGAAGCTGAAGAAGCCAAGAAAAAACTAAAACCTAAACCTACCAAACCTACCAAACCTACTTATGATGAAGTGGGTACAAAGTTTGGATTCAAATCAAGAAACGCGCTTCAAGCGCTTACAATGACGTTTCCTGGTTCTGATTCTGATGAAAAAATGCTCGTAGGCCAAAGCGGGTTCAAACAAGTTATGACAAGTGCAGTAACATCTAAAAATGGTCAAGATGTGGTAAAGTATTCATACAAGGACGGGGTTGAACGCGTGTTCGCTAGAGAGAATATTGGAAAGTGGAGTAATAAAATTGCAAGCGTGTGCAAACACGCGGAAGAGTGTGACGGCATTGTGCTTGTATACACCGAATACATTGAGGGAGGAGCCGTGCCCGTTGCTTTGGCACTTGAAGAGCACGGGTTTCGCAGGTACGGAGGCAAAGATGACAACTTATTGACGAATCCGACTCCGTCAACCGAACAACCACCATCAAAGAAACCTAAACCATGTTATACCCTTATAACTGGAAACAAGATGCTTACGCCAACGAGCGTAGTTTCAGTCGCAACTGCGAAAAATAATGCCAAAGGACAGGTAATAAAAGTAATTGTTATCACAAAAGCAGGGTCAGAAGGAATCGACTTAAAAAATATACGACAGGTGCACGTGATTGACCCGTGGTACAATTTGAGTTTGATTGAACAGGTCATTGGTCGCGCGGTTCGAAATTGCAGTCACGTTGATTTACCCTTTGAGCAACGCAACGTATGCATATTCATTCACGGCACGCGTTTGTTGGGAGAGGGAGAGGGAAGAGATACCGTGGAAGCAATTGATGTCAGTTTATTGCACCATGCCGAAAACAAAGCCAAACGTATCGGTAACGTGAATCGAATTCTCAAGAAAAATGCGGTGGACTGCAACTTGAACAAGGGATACAATGTGCCCCAGTTCAAAGACGGAAACAGCGTGGTTCGGCAAGTACTTACCACGTTTTCGAGTTCAAGTCATTCAAATCCCGTTGTTATCGAACGGTACGACGTGCAAATGAAACCGAGAACGGACGCGTGTGACTATCAAGACGAGTGTGACTTTGGGTGTGAACCGTTGATTGCAGACGACGAGTTACAGTCCATGGGAAGCGATATGGACACGTACAATATGAAATTTTTGGAACTGAACAGCGAGCGAGTAATTCACCGGGTTAGGGCGCTGTTCAAAGAGCGGTTCTTTTATACGGAAGACGAGCTATTTCGACACATAAATCAAGTTAGAACCTATCCCGACGAACAAATTATGGTAGCAATTCACACCTTGATTACCGACCCGTACGAAATACTTACTGATGGGTACGGTCGCAGCGGACGCCTTGTTCAAATTGGAAACTACTACTTGTTTCAACCCGACGGAATAACAAATCCAAAAATTGGACTGAGAGAAAGAGCAATGCCGGTAAAAGAGGGGGTTGATGCAATTCAAGTCGACGTACAACAACAACAACAACAACAACAACAACAACTCGGTATTGATGCTCAAAAGGCACAGTCGCAAGTAGGAAAGTTGTATGGCAAGTATAAAATATTATTAGAATCAATAAGTTCTATACCCATGTCAGCGTCAACGGAGTTAAAGGATGAATTTATTTTATATGCATCTAAGTTTATGAAAAAACTAACGGAAGTTGGAATTGCGAACCGTGAAACGATGCTACGTGTTGGGCTGTCGCACTACTTGGATATGTTATCACTGGAAGATATGAAACAACTTGCTAACCGACAGCGAAACCACGTCGCGGCGGCAGAATTTGAAGAACTACTTGATAAATACATAGAGCAGTGCGCTTTTCCATGCACGACGAGCAATCCCGATGCGCAGACACAAATATTGATTAGTACAACACATAATTTAACAAGCTGGACAGACACTTCAGACAATAAAGTTAAACCGAGAAATGAAGACACTGCGGATAATTATGTCCATAATTATGTAAAACGAATGTTGGAAACTAAAGTTGAGTTTATTGCACGCGCTCACAAAGATAAACAGTGGAAAGATTCATCTACCGAACTTGCCGACCCGACTCTTTCGACTCTTCGTGCGTGTGTTTCAAATTGGGTTTTATCATCGCTTAACCTGCCGCTGGTTCGTTCAACCGGGAAAGACACTGTGTATGATGGTGTACCATACAAGGTTGGGTGTTTGCGATGGTCATCTGCAAAATCAGAACATGAGTTCATTTTAGTTGACTTGAAAATACAAAAAAGTGTTATTCACGGACAAGTGCCAACGAAAAAACCAGAGGTTGTTCAGTTATTACAAAGTATTCTTGGTTCAAAGGGGCATACCCTGGAAACGTTTATTAAAGAAAAGGAAAAAGAAAAAGAAAATGTGGGAGAACGGGGACGGGAAGGGGAACAACAGGAGAGTATTAAGAAGGCGAAGGCGAAGGCGAAGGGTGACGTGAAAGAAACAATTCAGGGGTTAATCGTATTTACAGAACTGTTATTAAGAGTGCTGGATATACAAAAAATAGGCGAAAAAAGATGGATGCTTCGTCCGTGCGAATTACAGCTGGTTACAAAAGTGGGAAGCATTTCTCATGCAAATAAATAGAACCCGGAACCCGGCGCATCATTCATGTTGTTATTCCCGCCTTTTGCATTTTCTTGCCTAGTCTGCATCTAGATACGGCTCCTCTTCGAGTTCTACCTCATCGGGTTGCGTTTCAGATACCGATACCGCGGGAGGTATGTACATGTTCGAATCTACATTTAAAGTACTGTTTTTTTTGTGTGGTTTGCCTTTTAGTTGTTTCAATTTATTTGATGTTGCTGACACGGTTGCGGGTTCTTCCACAATGAATCCGTCTTTCAAATATCCTTCACGGGTTTTGTGTTTCTTGGGTATGTCTTTCATCTCGTCATACTCGCTTTCATCTGCAGCAGCGGTTTTACTCAAGTCATGAAACCCACCAAACAGGGAGGCGTAGATTTTTTTCCATGCGTCCAGTGTAAACGAAAACTGGGGAGGACTGTTTACCATAACTAAAAGACATGAACCGAAAAACAACACTTCATCTACTGGGGGGGGAAACTCGTATTTGTTTTCTTGACCAGCACGTCCCGTCGTACGCGCCCATAGCTCGATGGATACTTTATATTTTGCAACCTTCCACATAGTGTGCATTTGAAAAGCTTCCTTGTACGAATCTGACGTTTCAGTGAGTGCGATGTAAGCTTCACGGTTCATTTCCGTTGGTGGTAACTGTTTCAACGTTCCATTTTTTTTAACTAAAATACAGTTGAATTGTTTGATAGAATCAGCTTGTATAGGTATTGCTGGTGGCATCGACACAGAACGTAGAACGTGAGTAAGTAAGAGTAAATAATATCTTTGTTTTAAGTTTATATCATTTTATTTTTGATATTATTAAGAATTATATACAAATAAAATACAAATAATAATGACAGTAATAGTTGAGTCGCAGTCGTCCATGAGTGCTTGTGATAAACTCACAATGGACACAATGATAAATGTGGCGGCTTATTCCAAGTACATGGCTCGAAAAGAAACCGACACAAAAATACGGTCAAGTGAAACAAAATCGGAGCGACGGTTTTACAAGAAACGGATTTTAGAGCTTACCAAACAACTAATTAAAAACCCAGCACATACGAATGATTCCATTGTAATAACCGCATGTAACGCCTATATAAATGCGTGTATCGTGCATTTTAAATTCGTTGACTTGTCGGACACGCTACAAATGGAACACCACGATGATGAAATGGTCGATTCTACTAAAAATGTGACTGATGCAACTGATACAACGGATTTTAAAACCGTGAATGAAATCGACAGCACGTTTTTATCCAATGACGCGCGTACCGTGAAAAAAATAAGCATTCCTGAAAAAAATGTCCTTGAACAGTTGTTCATTTCGCCAGAATCCAAAACGCAAACAACCCAGTCCCATGGAGAAACGGAAAAAAGTAGTAACCATAACCATATTCCTCGAATCGTTGAAATTGATTTCAAGGATAAACACTTTAAAACCAAGGGTATAAAAAAATCAAAAATGAAACCTTCAAATGAAAACTAGAAAACTAAAATAGAAATATATGTATATGTATAAATATATATCTAAATAGCAATTATAAATGCCCGGTAAAGACAAAGACAATGATATTAAATGCAGTCCGCACCCCCTTGATGAAAAGCATTCAGTTGATGAATCTAAAACGTGTTATTCTAACACTTCTCTCGAAAAATTAAAGGCGGCATGGAACGCGCGTCACTCGGATGAACCCATTACTTCCACTGACCCCAATGAAATTTGGGCATTTTTACGCCAACAAATGTCGCGTATTTGCAAGAACGAAGCGTGTTGGTTACGAAAACTTTTGATTGTTGAAGATGAAGGCAAGTACCGTGATTTGCTTAACTACACGTTTGCCCCTCGCGCTCCAAAAACGTGGGTTAAAAAACCCACCACTTGGTTAACCAGTGTGGATATTGAAAATGTGATGAAGCAGTACGAACACGCGTATCCATCCTTCATGTTTTTAGGCCCGGCGCCAATTGATTTCGATGCCAAAATGCAGTCGGGTGAATACGTATGGAAAGACATTCACGATTTCAATCTAGAAAATATGGTGAAACGCGGCAAGCGTCAGTTTGGATTTATTTTCAATACGGACCCGCACGATAAACCGGGTGCTCACTGGATTTCCATGTTTGTGGATATACGAAATGAATTCGTGTTTTTTTTTGACAGCACGAGTGACGACATCCCACCTGAAATAAAAACGTTAGCAGACAGAATAATAGCTGCCGGCGCTCAGTTAACTCCACCATTAAAGCTGAACTTAATTGTGAATAAAAAGGACCATCAGTACAAAAACACGGAGTGCGGAATGTATTCGATTTTCATGATTGTCAATGTTTTAACCGGACAAATGAAACCATCTGATTTTGCAGTAAAGCGCATTTCGGATGAATTCATGATGAAGTTTAGAAAAACTTATTTCAATAGTGCAAAACTTCAAGATGTTCCACCGGGACCGTCCGATACGTTTTCCAACTAAACGAATAAACGAGAATAAACGAACCAACGAAAACTGACGGGAATAAAACTAAAAAAAATATTTAGTTAAACTATAAGACCGAATAAATTAAATTTAATCAAAATGTTGTTATCGTCATTCTTACAAAGTGGTGGATTAAAACAAATAAGACATCATAGTCCGAGTAGTAAACAAAAGGAAAAATCACCGTTGCAAGCAATTGAAGACATGTTGAAATCGCCTGGGGCTACATTTGAAGTACTGACTTGTAGTTCTTTGAAAGGATTCATGTTTACGCTTACGGTTCGTCACGAACATAGTGAATTTTTTAAACAATTAAAACCAGGTGGAAGGTTTGATGAACCTGAAACGGAATTTATTGTTAAGTTTTGTATCACATCTAATGATGAATATGGGATAGACAAATTTAAGTTCAAACAAGAAAAAGGTGTAGATAAGGAAACTGAAACAGATGAAGGGTTCTTTGAAGAAGCCAAACTCCAACAAGACATTTGGAGTCATTCGATTAGCGCCGGCAAAGAACCACTTTGTCCATCCGTAGGAGCATTTCAAATTCTTAAACATTCGCGCGCGCTTACTTTTTTGAGTGGACTTTCTCCAGCTGTCGGCAAGACATTATGCACAACCCCTAAATCACAATATACGATTGACTTCCTTTTTAAACAAATAAGTAATTTTCCTCCTTCTTCTTCTTCTTCTCCAGAATTTAAACTTGGAATTCTTTTAATGTCTAAAATACCGAACTCTACTACATTGGAGGCTTATTTAAAAATGCATTCGGGAACAGCTCAAAGTGAAGATGCAAGAATGCATGTTAAATCTATGATGTTAGCAAAAGTAATACGTCTTTTTATTGAAGGTAAGGCAGTTCACTTTGATTTTCATCCTGGAAATGGAATGGTGATATTAGACCAACCATCTGGTGAGTTGGAAGGTACCATTGTAATCGATTTTGGACGAGCATCAAGTTTACAAAATCCAAAGGCGGATGGATATTTAAACCCAGATGAAAAAAAACAATTTTTAGAATTGATTGATGGACCTCCTGGAGCTAGAAGTATGAGTAGTCGTAGCAAAACCGGGCCGAATCCTGGAATCGGGTATTATGATGAATGTTTGTATTACTGTATGAATATGGACCGTTCGACGCCAGTGCAACGAGCAGAGTACCTTTCCAGAGTACTAAAAGTTATTATAGATGTTGAACATGCAAAAAGTCAAGCCAAATTTCATGACCCAAAAGACCCAACCGGTTATCCAGTAGAACGGTATCAAACTCAATGGGTTGAAGAATTGTTTGAACACGGTCAAACTCGCGCTACTGGGTTTTCAATTCAGCAAAGGTGGGCGGAAGTTACATTTGAAGAACTTTGTCGAACTTTAGTAGTTAAGCCGGCATCATCTTGTAGTGCACTTGGTGATAGCTGCTTGCAGTTCAAATCAAGCGACAGTGCAGCAACGTATACATCAAGAGGTGGGGCAAAATTAAAGACTTCAAAAAAATCAAGAAAATCAAAAAAAACAAGAAAACAACGAAAATCCAGAAAAATAAGAAGGTCGAGAAAGTCAAAACGTTGATAATTTCAAATTTTTTTTAAATATTATTATATTTTATAGAAAATTCCTCTCTCTCGCTCTCTCTCATTATCTCAAATGATTAATAAATATGTTGTTGAGTTTTTAGGAACTCTTTTTTTCTTGTATGTCATCGTAGCTACCGGAAATGCGCTCGCGATTGGTGCAGCTTTAGCAATTGCAATTATGGTTGGCGGAAACATTTCGGGTGGACACTTTAACCCTGCCGTCTCGGTAATGATGTATGCTGCAGGCAAATTAAGTCGCGCTGACTTGATTCCATACTTATTGGTACAAGTTGCCGGTGGATTGGTTGCTCTCGAACTTCACAAGCGGTTTCGATTTTAAATCAGAAACATAAAATAAGTTAAAGGAATAGTTGAAATTATTCATCATTATTTTTATTTTTATTGATGTATGTGTATCCAAAAAATCAAAAATATAATATAATAGTATATCAATATTACTATTATATCATTTATTTATTCGTGCCACATATAAAAATGCCCGTAGCTGGTGGAGGTAAAACAAAATACAAAGGTAGAAAAAACAAAAAACGCACGGTTAAAGCCGCATCTACATATGGGGAAGCGTATCGAAAATATGTTAAAATGTACGGAGGTCAGGGTAAGGATGAAAACCCAGAACCTAAACAAGAAGAAAAGCCAAAGGATGAAGAAGATGGTTTTTTTAAAGGTATATTTAAAAAATTAACTGGAAACAATGATAAACCTCAGTCAGACGGTGAACAAAATCCTGACAGTGAACAAAAATCTGAAGGTCCGGAAAACAAAGAAGAAGAAGAAAAAGGCATCTTTGAAAGGGCCAAAGAATCATTGTCCAATGTTACAGGTGCCGTACAAGAAAAGGTACAGAGTGCAGAAGCGTCACTTGAGTCAACCAAAAATACGCTAGGAGCAGCCGTAGATAAAGTATCTGAAACCGCTGAACAAGTAAAAGGAACATTATCTGAAACAACGAGCAAATTAGGAGATACGATATCTCAAGGAGCCAAACAGGTTGAAGAAGTTACTTCACCTTCGCCAAATCCAGAACAAGAAGATGTACCAGTAACCGAAAAAGATGTTACTGAATCAGAAGCCGCCGAAGCAGCTGCGGCTGCAGCGACAGAAACAGTAGAGTCTCAAGCCAATGATAATCCATCGTCAGAAGAATCATCAAAACCTTCAGAATCTTCTGATGTGGTTGAACAAAAAAACGAAGCAGTTACTGCATTGGCAGGAGAGGCGGTTGGTTCATCCATGAGCGCTGCAGAACAAGCACTTCAATCAATGAAAGACGCTTTGAAAGCATTTCAACTTGCAGTAGTTGCAGCTGAAACGGTGATTGGGGCTACAAAAACCAGTGTTGCAGCGAATGCGATTTCTACTACTTCATCTCCTTCTACAGAAGCATTGGATGAAATAAATCAATCTAAACCAGAATCTTCTTAATTATCTTCTACATCTCTACATCTAGATTGTAAATGATGGGTCGCCTGTAATTTGGCGAAGAACTTGATTTGTGTACGCCTTTATAACTGCATCCGCTTCATAGTAGTTCCAGTATGTGTCTTGAAGATTCAACCGTTTAGGGTAATTTTTGTTACCCGTTATGATTACATTTTCGAATTCTGTCATGGTGCATTCGTATGGTGTTTTGGGATATTTGTTTTTTACAAAGGTTCCTTTGCATTTTAGATGACTGTATTCAGGTCTTTTTTCTTGAATCAAATACATTTTTCCATGTACCAGATTTACAGGATTAACCAGTACAAGAGGCCTCATGAAGAATCGGAGTCAATATAACTACAATCACAATCAACAACAACAATATAAAATTTCAATTTTTATATTGTTTTTACACTTTTTTTTTTCGGGTAGTATACAATAGCTTGTACAATATATATAACCCAACCCCGCTAATGGCGGCATAGTATAATTTAGAAATGATATCATCCGGAAACGTATATGCGGCATCGGCTGACGACTTTTTAGTGAGTTGGTACATGCGGTCCTGGTCTAACTCTATATTTTTAAACCGCATCGTGTCATATTTCGAATCAAAGTCGTCAGCATAGGTTACCGTTTTATCTGTATTATACGTCGCTGTATCTTGATGTTGATACTGGTACTGGCTTTGCTGCATTTTTTTTTCTTTTCGTCGCATTTTTCGCATGTGTTTAAGGGCAGCTTTTTCTTTTTTCTGTTCTTCCGTTTCAGACCCCGTTTTTTTTGTGATATTTTCGATATTTTCATCGTCACTCGAATCGTCATCATTTGTCTGTTTTGTATTTGAATGTGCAAGACCTGAAAAATCTTCACTTGCCGGCTCGCATTCGTTCCTTGTTTTCTTTTGTTTCGTTATCGGATGTTCATAGTCTTTGAACTTGCACGGGTCGGTTACCCGATTTACCGGATTTCCATTCGGCATATTTTCACTACTGATTTCATTTAAAATGTCGGCAACGGCAACATACTCCGTTTGAACTCCATCTTGATTATTTTCATTTTTAGTGCGCAGTGAAATTTTGATACAGTCGGGATAGTTTCCCATAGTAAACGCCCGATAAAAACCGCTCGGGCGAAAAGCGGCGAGGTTTCCGATTGCACCTGGAATCAACCCCCTTACATCTTTTAATTTTCCTCCGTCTGGTCCACTTGATATGAATGGTATGGTGCCATCGGGAACATTGTCTACATAAATGTATCGCGGTACATATATTGGGTTTTGTTCGCTGTCTGGTTTGGTCCGGTCTGATTCAACATTTCTGCATTTTGCCATTGTTTGTAAAAGAAACCGGTTGCCTAGCGGCTCTCCAGTTTTTGAGGCATTTGAGTTTCCATCGATTAGCAACGACGCATATGAAATAATGCCATTCACGTCTTTGTTTAAAGCACTCATGGTTCCTTCCGGACTCATTCCCAGTTCAGATGGTGATTTTATATTTTTCCAGTAGTCATATCCTGGTCCTAATGCAGATTCCATTTTATTTATTTATTTGAGGTTTTCTTTTCTTTTATAATTTCAAATTTTATATATGGGTACTATTATAAATCTACAAATTATTTTAACTTAAATATAATTTAAAATAATCGAACACTTAAAAAAACAGACGATGGTTGATATTCCATATAACTGGGAATTTGTGTGCACGTATCAAATGATTGATGACGACCCTGAAATGGCGAATTTCTTGTACCAAATACAAGTTACAACTGCGTTTTGCATGAAACAAAATTTGATTGATATGATGAGCGACACAAATCCAGAAACAAACGTGTTTGAGTCAAAACGCGTACAAGAATTATTTGATTATTTAGTAGACGTCATGCATTTGCATAAAAATACAAAATTTGTAGACATTCTAAGAAAGCATCCCATGACACTCCTAATTACCCCCCCAATTACTCCCCCGAATGCACAGAATCCGGAGCAACCGCATGAACAAAGTACGGATACGGTTACGGCTACAGGTACGGATACGGATGCATCTACTAAACAATTTGTAAGAAATTCTCTTCTATGGCTTATTAGTTTTCATTCGTTCCATGTGTTTCATAAGTGTATCATTGATATTGCCACCTACAATGATATACATTGTATCACTGACGAAAATCTAAAGTTGCTTGAGCAGTCTTTTAAAGATGAATCATGAGGAAAATGAAAATAAATAAAACCCCGAATAAAATAAAATAAGTAATATTAATAATAATTATTATTGTAATAGAGATATAAGTTATAATGTCGTCTGTTCCGTTTGTAAGGTCTGCGAAAGACGAAGAAAAAGAAGACAATGAGCGATATGAACGATACACAAAGGGGTTTGTAGCCATGACAGTTATAACACTAATTACGGCGGTGGCAGTTGTTGCAGCGTGCCTTCTTTATAAAAAAGCAAGCTGTGATTCTTCAACGGGACCGAATGGTATTAGTGGCGCTTCTTCTATATTTTTCCAATTATCGTGCAAGTTAATTGGTTCAGAGTATGACCCAAAAAGTCCGGGCTTGCTTGGTTTTATTATGTTCGCGCTTGCGTTTGGGTGGTTCATTATTTTCAGCATGTATGTACTAGACACGCGTCCCATGCTGGATTTGTTTGACTCGACTGATGTTTTAAGACGTGTAAAAACTTATTTAATATACCCGTTTATCGCGGTTATTGGACTGGTCCTCGGTCTGGGTACAATTACATTCCTACCTTCATTCGGGCTTTATCATTTTGTAGATAAAAAAACAAATGAAGCTGCCGAAGATTCTCTTCCCTTTTCAGACACAGATTCCATTTTGACAAAATTGGTTCGGCGCCTTGGACTTACACTTCCGTTTCGTAGGTTGTATTCAAACATTTTGAACTTATTGACATTTTCTAGAGTAATTTCGAGTCTTGGTATAATCGGGTTAGTCATCTCCGTATTGGTGCTTTTTATTGTCTACGTTTCTAAACAATTTACGGACGGACTTACCAGCATATTCAACATCATACTCGTTATTCTGGGATGTTTGGTTGCAGTTGCCATTATTATTTCTGTCTATGACTCGCTTGCTAAAAACGAAAGGGATTATGAAAACATGAAGTCCACCAGCGTGCTGTACTTGTTTATCAAGGTTTTCAGGTACATTCCGTGCTTGATTATTGACGGCGTAAATTGGATACGTCGCGAGCTCAGCATTACAACGCGTCCGGTGTGGATACTGCTTTTCATTGAAGCCGTCATCGTTGGAGCCTACTTCTTAATACCGCTTTTATTCAACGCTACGCTCTTTAGTGGAAGCACCGCGCTAACGCATGAAATCACGGATATCAGCACCATGACTCGCCTCAATACGTTAAACAGCGTTGGAATTGTTCGAACCCCCGAATGCGCAAGTAAACTAAAAACCAAACACAGCTACGCGGTTAGCGGGTGGCTGTTTCTAAGTTCACATCCGCCCAGTATGACAGGCGGCGGAAACAAGTTTGTCAACGTTATTGACTTCGGCGGAGTTCCCAGCATTGAGTACAACGCGGCAACCAACGAGTTGCGGTTTCGATTAAAGGTACGAATCCCGACAAAAACGTCGCAGTCTTCCACAATTCGAACAGAAACCGATGAAACTTCCATTCAACAAACGTATATGAGTTTACAGGATGTTTCAAAAGATGTTTTAAACTCCAAGGATGAAACCACTGAGGCGTATGAAAATATGGTTTCGCGCGATGATATTTCAAATGAAATGGAATCAACCGCTGCTTCTGCATCAGCAACCGCATCCGTAATGTCGGATGCAACAAAAGGAATACAAGGAATACAAGGAATGTCAAGAGTGTCGCTTCCTGCTATGAACAGGTCATCGTCAACGACAAAGACTCGTCCTCCACCGGAAGAGAGCACTGTAGTAACCATTTATACCATGTCAAATGTTCCGCTTCAGCGTTGGAACCACATTGTTTACAATTATGACGGGTCAAATATCGATATTTTTATGAACAATGAGCTCGTAACTAGCGTTTCAAATAAATTTCCACTTATCGAGCACGGCGATATTGTGGCCGGTGCAAGTCGCGGAGTCATTGGAAATTTGACCAACGTGGTTGCATTTAGCAATCATTTGACGAAAGATGTCATTAGTGCTATTTATACCAAAGAAGACCCGCGCGGCCTACTATGGGCAACATATAGCAATACCAAAGTGGATGAGCTCATGCATAATGTTTGATTAAGAAGTAGTAAAGTAAATAATAATTTAGTTATTTCATAATTTAATATTTTAATATTATTAAAAAATATTAATATATAGTACACACATTACACCTATTATATATATTATATCCCATGGTCGAAACATCGTCTATTGCAATCGGGGTTGTTACCATTATTCTGCTCTATGTTATATGGCAGTACCTTACTGATTCGTACACTCAAATTGGAAGCATGCAGAAAGCAAGTGTACGGACCACGTTACCTGCAAGTACCCTACCGCCAAATAACAACCCGTCCAACTTTTCAATATCGTTATGGTTTTACGTAACCAACTGGTCGTGCGGAACGGTTGCAAAGGACTTGTTCAAAATCAAGGGCGGCACAAGTGGCACAGATAACAACTTTTTAATCAAACTTGGCGCATGCCAAAATGACTTGGACGTCGTCACAAAAGTAAACCAATCTGGCACAACTACTGATAGCACTTGTCACGTGTCCAATATTCCCATTCAACGCTGGGTGTGCCTCATTGTTAGCATTTACGGTAGAACATTGGACATTTATCTTGACGGTAAGTTGGTTAGAACTTGCGTACTACCATCCGTTTCTATAGCGTTATCAAACCAGTCACAACTTACTAATATTGAAATCGGCGGCGGATTTGACGGGTTTATTACCAGTGTAAAGTACAAGGCACAACCCGTTAACCCGCAAGAAGCTTGGAACACATACACCGACGGTTACGGCGGAAGCATGTTGCAAGACATCTTGAACAAGTACAAACTCAAACTCAGTTTCTTGGTTGATGATGTTGAAAAACAAGCCATCACGATATAAGCATATATGTTCAATAATCATCGTCCTTTGAAAAAACGGTTACCGTACCGGCATCTTTCAATAAAACGGTGTGTTCAAATTGCGCAGTAATGCTCCCGGGTGTACAGCACAGCGGAGGATAGCTCATTACTGCTCCATTTTTTACAAGTATCGACAACGGGGTTCTATCGCTGGGTTGCAAGTACCGTTCACAAAACGGCAGCGTTCGAAACCGTTTACCAATTTGAGAGAATACCTTATTCACTGACTGTATTCGAAATATGGGTGCACGAAAGTGGTTTTGAAGCTCTTGCGCCGTATATTTAGAAAGTTCCGGCGCGAGCCTGAAAATGGTAGGTTCGCCCAGTTCTTCCACTTCCACTTGCATTTCTCCGCCGTTCGTGCGCACCGCTTTCGGCGGTAGCCTGGCTCCGAATGTTTCAATTGCGTATACTCCCGCTTTAAATCTCTCGTTTTTATTGTCGACTGCTTTGCCAACCGACGGCAATCGTACATTTCCATGAATGATTTCATGCAGTATGTCATGTCCTGTCAAATTGTAAATCGGGTGTACGCCGTCATGCGACCGTATCAATTCTTCAATAGATTCGCTCCATTCTGCAATGCGAACATCAATACCAATGTTGCGAATCCCCAACTCGGTGGCGTCTTTCATGCACGAAATGAGAGATTCACAGTCATCAATCCCAAACAAATGATTTGAATATTCAATATTTGTACGGCTGCTATTAGTACCATTACCAGTACCAGTACCAGTACCGAAATGGTTACCGTTTCCTGATACAACCCGGGTTGTGAATGCGGAATCAATAATCCAACCATTGATTTCGGTCCCGAAATCAACCTTAAGAATATCCGAATTCGAGAGAGTGCGGTCCACATCAAGTGAATGCGGGTGGTAATGCGCAGCACAGTTATTGATAGACAATCCAACCGGAAATCCGATTCCGCCGTTAATAGCATAACACGAACCATGCTGAATGCCATTTACAGCGTCTAATATAATACTAGTATGTTCTTTCGTTTCAGTTTCAATAAAGTTTGCAATGTCTACCAACCGCGTACCAGCATTCAACATGTTGGAATCTCTCAGTCGTTTTCGAACGTGTTTGTGAACGTCGGATGCGATTCGAAGTGACTCTTCTATTGACATTGCCATTAATGATGATGATTTTTAGTTTTATAAATTTATAAATTTATAAATATAATTTGAATAAAGAACATGTATATGTTTATATGTTTTTTATTTTGAATGATTTGCATAAAATCTCTCGTTTTAATCCAGTGTAATCACATTACAAACCGTCCACAAACTTTCTAAATCGCCAGTCGCTCCGGTTCCTGACCCCAATGTTTTTGCGATACTTCTTATGCGTATCCAATTAATAAATTTATCACCAATCGTTCCACCTGGTGATGCAAATATGGAGTACGCTGCCGTAACCAGCGTGTTTGGGGTGATTGTGGTCGACGGTGTCACATATTCGCCAAACAGTTGTTCATTAAAGTTCAAAGGCAGCCACGTGTCTGTGTCCGGCAAAGGGTTGGGGTCAGCTACCGGGTCGGGATTGGACTCACTTACAAGTTCAGAGAGAGCGTACTGAATCTCGTAGCTGTATGACACCGCGAGACTTCCCCCAGCGTACGCAGGAGTAGTCCAATTCAAAAAGAGAGAACCGCTGCCTCCACTCACTTCTGAACTTTTTATCATTTGCACGACCACTTCTTGGGGCGGGTCGGGGCGATACGGTCGTGTGCTGTACTTATCCGTAATATAAAGCTCGTTGCTGTATCCCAACGCGTTTCTAACGCTGAGCGCCACGTCAAACAGCACATTGCTCGAGAATTTCAAAAATGGAAGTTGCGCCGTTAAGTCGGCGTTCATGAGAGTGACTTGGTACCGAACCGTGGATGTAAATGTC